CTTTCATTTATTTCCTTTTTTTGTTATATGCTTATTATAGCACATTTTGGACAACTTGTCAAGCAAAAACCCTTTTTCCACAAGGGTCGTATGGTCTTCGGTTGACAGGCGATGCGTTTTGTGCTATAATAAGGTTTGTCCGACTGCGTAGGTTGCGTTAAAAATCTGCAATCTCAGAACAGACATAATGCGATAATCAGTAAAAGGATTATCCGATAATCAGCGTAGATAATAGAGATAATCGGAGTTGTTGATTATGTTGATTATGTTCTAATAATAGATTTTAATAATGATTTAATTAAAACGATTATTATTAAGTATTATCTGATCGTATTCAATCATCTACAGCATTAAATAGCATTTATAAATAGGCTCGATTTATCGTCGATTTATTCTCTATTATAGCATAGTTATACACAGGTTATCCCCCGATTTAGCCGCTCTATATAGAGTTCGTTATCGAGACGCAGTCGCTGGGTTTATCTTTTCGTATCTTAATGAGTCTATTGTACTATAAATACTATATCCCGAATGTATTAGATTAGGTTAATAGATGTATAATAACGATAATAACGATGATATTCAAGAGAAAATGTCCGGTCTACATAAAGCCGCGATTGCTTCCGCTCATCGTGGAACGCGTCAATCTCCTGAAACTAAAAAGAAAATATCAAAATCATTATCCGGGCAGAAATCAAATCATTCTGGGAAGAAACACGATAATGACGCTAAGAATCGTATAAGTAATGCCCGTGGTCATTATGATCCGATTAAAGGTCGATCGTGGGTTGTTAACGCTGATGACAAGACTTATCGCAAAGATCATGCTCCTCAGGGTTTTAAGAAACATAAACGCAAATTCAACGAAGATTATATGTCTTTTCGAGAGTTTATCGAGCGAGATTAATCTCTATCTCGCATAGAATCTATCATGCTATTATCTGCCAATTGCTGAAGATTATGTGCATTATCTACGGTCGTTTCCAATGCTTTCCATCTATAATCTATTACGTGATTATTATCTAATGATTGTACTGGTTCTGCAGTATATTCCGTATTAGTTTTATTCTTGCTCATTCTTATAACTTCTTTAATCGTTTCTATATCAGATCTCTCGTTATAAGTACCAGTAAAATATCCTTCTATATTCCGCATTCCTTTTAGATCTCTTGTGGAGTTGACATATAGATAAATTACGTTAATATCATCTTTATGCTTATCGAGAAATGCATAATATTCCCGCATATTACCCGCTACTACGAATTTTCTTTTAATCATATGGTGGACCTTTATCCGTGAGTACGATTGCTATTACCAGAATCATTAATACAATAAACGCTAATTCTGGCATTTAGTCTTTACCCAGGAGGATTGCCATAGAACATGCGATCAATGACAGAATCAAATAGTAAACGTCGTTCGTGGATATTGCGTATGCTGAAAAGATTATAGCAATAACGTAGAATATCATTTTAATCTATACCCAGATTGTGTTGCTTCTTATAATAGTTGTTTTGACCAAGATCGTGACGAGTCAGTTCAATTACTTTATTCGCGAATTCTTGCAGAATAACATCAGTTGATTCCGAATGATCTAAAGGATCTCGATCTAATATTGTGACATATTCGTCGATCAGATTATCAAGATTCATATTCTTCCTCTTCCAGCATTGAGCAATAATCATTGTACATTACGTCGAGTCGAATTGGATCTAATTCTTTCAATGCATATCCAAAACTGTATTCAATGCCAGCTAGATTAACCGGCGGATATTCGTCGTTTAACATTTCTAAAAATTCGTATTTGCTCATATTATGGTCTGCTTTCATAAAATAGACATTCCCAAACTCGTTCGCGAACTACTGTATCTGTCGCTTCTTCGAAGCCTAAATCATTAGCCAATTGCTCTAATAATCCCTTTACTTGTGACCAGGTCAGATTGGCTCTTTTAGCTAAATCAACAATGCGATATACTTCGTAATCACCTTTTTCGGTGAACATTCCAAATTCTGGTACAACTATATTATTAACCATAATGTTCCATTTCGTCTAAAAGATAAACACGTTTGACAAGCGAACTGATGCTTGATGCTGGGTGCCAGTAATGAGGCATATCTTCTACTGTTGCGTTATATATCTCAAATGCTGTTGGTCTTGTAATAACGGTGCCGTGTGCTCCGAATACGTGTGCCATAGAATCCCAGCGTACGTTCACTCTGTGAATAGCATCTTCTGGCTGATGCTCTCTGGAAATAAAATAAGTCTCAGAACCATCTTGCCAGGTCTCTTTAACTACGTAATCTTTTCTATCGTCTCTCATTTTAGCAATCCAATTCCAGCATTTCTATGTTAGTTGCGATATCAGTAAGCCCGTCGTCATGCGACTCACGAATTAGATTCTGTTCTGCATTTTGTGCAAATTCCAGTGTGCTATAAACGCCAGTGTTGTAAAATGCAAATTCGTTATCACCTAGACCCTGTGCTTGTAAAATGTATACTGTCATTTTGTTTTCCTTTTTCATGTCTTAATTATAGCACAATTTGGACAACCTGTCAAGCAAAAACCCTTTGGAAACTAGGGTTACTGCGAGTTCAATGTTGGTGAGTACTCACCAATTAACTGGCGTTCTAAAGCGTGAGCTGGAGCTTTGCCTCTGACGATCGCAAGTTCTTGTGCAACAAACGCTGAGACCCCGTAGGACCTGATAGCGTCGCATAGCGTCCAGGACTTGTGCTCAGTCAATGCCCGTCTAATGTGCTTTTGTACGCGGATTTTGAGGTCCTGCTTGCGAAAACCCTGAGTAATTCCGATGTAGAAATCTCCAGTTGCTACATTTTGTAGCATGTAAACGATATGACGTCTGTCTGATCTTTTCTTTCTCATGCCCTAATTATAGCACATTTTGGCTAAAAGGACAAGCAATAACCCTTCAGACTTCTGGGGTATTGACAAAACACTTAAAAGATGTTAAAATGCACTACTTGACACCAAAGTAATCCTTGATATCTTTGCGTGCATTAGCCAGCGCAGATACAACAACCGCCTGATCAAATGTCGTGAATGCAGATGATGTGCTGGCATTGGCAACGACACCTACCGCTTCATTAATCAAGTGATGCAAAAAGGCATCAAAGCATTTATTGTCAACTCCTTGCCAGTCCACATGTCCTGGCCCAGGTCCCCATGGCTCATCTTGCCACATAGGCATGTCTGCCTTTTCCATTATTCTTTTTATATTTTCATTCATGCTGTTATCCATTTTTCTTGGTCTTTGAATATGATAGATTCTGCACCATCATACTCATCTATTATAAATTCTGTACCGACTGGTACCCACACTACTGTGAGATCGCTAGCTCCGCCAAAATACTGATTGGGATACTTGGCCTCGCAATACAATTCAATTGTATCAGGCCTTGTACCATCGCCAACCATTTGAACAATAGCTGGGTCAAATAGCAATTCTGGCACATCTCTATTCCAAGTAGACCAACCTGCACCGAAACCCGGCGATACCAGTACAGCAACTCTGCCGTCTCTAATTACTTTTTCCATATCAAATCACTCCTCGATATTATCTTTTTCATACTGATACATATTATCGCTGATACCAAACTCGGCATCTAGCTCTTCGGGAATAGTGCGCTCGACATCTTCTGCTGACATTGTGCCGAGTTCATAGTAATCGTCTGAACCATTAGAATACATTCCAGCAAAGCACATACCGGACTCATAGTATTTTGCCTCAACCTGAAAACCCATACGTTCTAGCTTTTCATAAAACGGAACAGGTGGTGCCCATGCTGTATCAAATACTGCCTCAAGCGTATCTGGGTATTCTTCATAGGTATCAACGCTATGGCATTCTGTATCCCATTTCGTTCCCCATTCATTTACGCAAAAATCATACCAGGATGCGTAACCAAACTTCTCGATGTTTGACTTTGTCAATTTTTCGTCTGTTTCTGACGATGCAATTGATTCGGATAATCCTTTCGGTACTGGAACAAACTCATTAAAGAATGTACCATTTGTCAAAGCGTCGCGCGCTCGAATAATCATAGCGGGGTCTTCATGAGTGAGGCGAACTGTATTACTGCACCAATTAGGCATATCTATTCCTTAAATCAAATCAATTTGTACTTGCTTAGCAATCTGAGTAGTATTCATACTCTTTATGCTAACCATCGTTGGTAATTCTTTGTTTGCTCTTTCAGCAAAATAGCGATCGCTACTCAAACGCAACAACCCATCCCATGCTGCCTGCTTCAAGCTGTGATGAGCATATACATTGAATATATTTCCGACCGTAGTATAGATTCCAAAGCCATCTATAATGACTCGGATCTTTTGTGAATTCTTTAAACCGTCAACCAATGTCTTTGTACGCATTATAATTCCTTAGTCAATATAAAAAAGATGTATTGCTAGACCCAAACAAACACCAATACACATTCCTAATAAAATATTCATTACCATGCCAACTCCTTGACGGGGAAACGAATCTTGCCTTCGTAGTCAAGCTGTGACTGCTCGAACTCTGTCAAATAGTCGTCGCCGACAATGTTCCAGCTTAGGATATACTCACGATAGAACTCGTCGTCACTCTCAATCTTTGGACGTAAACAAAAGATTGCTTTGACAGCCTCTTCATCGCCACCTTTGAAGTTCTTAATAGCGTAATCGCTACCGCCTTTGGCTTTCCAGTATTGAGGACACTCGCCAGTACCATCCCAATCGTGAGCACCATAATTTTCGTATACTTGAGTTGATATAACTAATTTCATATATTTCCTTCTTACTATGCCTCAATTATAGCACATTTTGGACAACCTGTCAAGCATTCCCGAGCAATTTGTATGGGTACTATAAAACGCTTGACAGAACACTTGAACGATGTTATAATGCAAACCGATTATTCACCTCGATATATTACCAGAGTTTTAACATTAACTTTAACTCCAGTATATATTGGTTCATATATTTGCTGTTCACCATCCCATTGATCTTGGTCAAAATCATTATGAGTTTCTTTAATAGGTTTAAATGTTATCTGATTATTAGTATGATGTGATTTGACATATACTGTATTAGGAAAGATAATCGAGCCAGCTATTTTCTCTGTAGAGATAGTTAATCGTTTGGCTTTAGGATGATAAACACAATCTTTAGTGTTTAATACTAATTCTCTATTATACGTCATAATTGGTTAATCTTTTAATATCTTTGGGTTTGACAATAAGTATATGCTTGTATATTTCGTCTTCGATCTTGAAAGGTAAATCAAGATGAATAGTTACTGTGGGGCCTTGTTGTTCGTTGATAACCCTGTCATTACCCACAGAGCCTACCCACCTAACACCTTTGTACACTCCAGTAACTCTATCACCTAATTGATATTTACCAAAGTATCTAATAGATTCAAAATGATCTTTTAGACTAGCCATTCTTGAGTTTATTACCTAATGTGAATTTACTTAGAACATCTTTAGCAAGAGAGAAATCATCGACATCTTCTTCTAGATATATTTTCTCTTTTCTATATGCAGTAATCAATTCATTTGCATATGCAATATCATCAAAACTACAATTTTCAAGCCAGTGTCTAAATGTCTCATCGTCTGCTTTCAATAAGAACATTAAATTTCCCATATCTCGGTCTGTCATATTAAGCACCTTGTGTCAATACATACTTAGCCAATTGTTTCCAATCGCCACCTTCTGCACGAATCTTTGTCGTTGAGATTAACGAACGCAAACTCAAGTTCTCAATGCTGTTGCCAATTGTCTTGATGAATGCAATTGCGTCAGCTTTATGTGATGTTGCAAACTCTGGCATAAACTCTGAATCGCCAATCAACACTTCCATGCGCTCAATCTTTTGTGCTTGTGTCATGCTCAAGTCAACGCACATTGCACGACTCTTAACAGCTTGGTCTACACGATCAAGATCCATGTTCGAGATAAACACAATGCTACCTGTAAACTTGAAACTGCGGGGCAGATCGTCATCTTTCATGTCTGCATTCCAGTTGATCCAGCGTTCGCCGTATGAGTCAAGTGCACCCTTGAGCAAGTTAAGAGCAACTGGGTCTTTGAGCACGCTATCGCAGTCATCAAATACTAATACTTGACCATTGCCTTCGAACAATGTGCGATACAGACCTTTAGCAGTACTGTAACCTTTTACAATGCGAAAACTCTTTTCACTATTAATGCGAGCACCTTCTTCGAACTGTGCTAAGTCTGTGGTGTCAATCAAGTTCTGTGCTTTGAGTGATTTCAAAACAGTATGTGTCTTACCCAAGCCACCTTGGCCTGTGATAATTGCCGATGCGATAGTCTTTTTAGCAACCATTGAGACCATTTGTGCAACAAAGTCAAAACGCTTGTTGATACCAAATTCGTCAACCTTGGGCTGGGTATTTACAGTACCGCTTACTGGTTCTACTTGCAAACCTAATTTAGCAATCTGGTCGCGCACATAAGATTCGTGACGTGATCTTGAGACCATTTTGCCATCAACAAAACCTTCGAAACGATTCTTTGCTTTGTTGAAAATTACTTTTACACGCATACTAACTCCTGTTTTTGTTTGCTATATATCTATTATAATTGCTTTTGCACATTTGCACAAGCAAAGACCCTTTTGGCTTTATGGGTTCTTTTGATTTGCACAAATTTACTTTTCATCATGTCATAATTATATGTGCATTTGCACAGTTTGTCAAGCGTTTTTAGTCAAAAAGATTCGAATTTCTGCTAAAAAAGTGCTTGACAGGAGATCAAAAAGAATATATAATCGAGGTAATATTATCTACAATATAGGGATTCTACATGGATATTCAGCCAAAAGACATAAGTAAAGGTCATTTTTATATCAGTTTGATTAAAAGTGGAATGCGAATTATAGCAGGTGCATACTTAATCACGGGTGATTTTGTTATTGCCGGTCTATTGTTAATTACTGCAGAACTATTGGGCATTCTTGAGGAGTTGGTATGAACAATAACGACACAACAAAACAACGCATGGAAGAATTAATGGCTCCTGTAGAACAACAGATTTTGATGTGCGATAATAGAGAAGATATACTAATGATGGCATGTGCTATGATGCAACGTACTCATGAGATATTTGTAAATGAATTGGGTGAGGATGGTGCTAAAATAATGTATGAAGATTATGTATAAAGATTCTAAATTTAGATTGTGGGTTTTTAGATTATGGCATGAAAATCTAGAAGAAAGATTCCTACACAAAGAAGAACAAATAACTATTCAAGAATATTGGGAAAAATATAAATGGTGGATAAAAAGAGAATATCGACATCAAACACGAAAGAACAAATAATGAGTTTTAGAAATCAAATCATCGATGCAACCGCAGCACGATACACCGCAGATATTGAACAGTTACGAATTGACGCTGAAGTATTATTACAACATACTGTGGGTGTGCCAGGTTCATCTAGCACCTGTGCATCATTCGATGCCATAGTAACACAGATTGCTTATTTGGAATCGAAGCTCGCATCTTTGTCATTATTTAAATGAAAATCAAAGACGGAGAGACATTTGAACAATGGTCTGAAAGAGTCAGACAATTTGAATTCGGTTATGCCATGCAAGCATTGGCACACGGAACGCCCGCTGACACAATACTAGAACAGATGTCTATTCGCATCACAAATAAAATGAAACATTATATTCTCATTTGCATCAAAGTACCTTACAGTTATGATGTGAATAAAAATAAACTTGAATACGAACAAATAATGAAACTGATATCTCCGGTTGCGGATCATGTCACTTGGGATAATTAAAAATGAAACACACAATTTATTACGTTTTAATCGTGGCAGTATCCACAGCTGCTGTCGCAGTGCAGATACTTTATAACTTACACAGAGTTTAGGCCTTCTAACTCTCGATCTGATTCTGTTATTACCAGAGTCGTGTTGGGCATTATCTTTAGCAATGCCTTTTGTATCTCATCTAAAGACTTGCCTTGAATTAAAAATGCTTCAGGGTTCAGAGTCCATAAGTATACTTGATCTCCGTGATGCTCAACTCGGCATTCTATATACTTTTCCTGTTCACTGGGAGGAGTAATCATTTTATATTGTTGCATGTCTTTATTAGTTACCGCTCTAATAAAGCCAATTGCATTCCAAATTATCCACGCATAAAATATGCATTCAAGTAGTTGTTGTATTGTCATATGATATTAATCACTGATGGCCATGGTGTGTTGACCACCTGCATCAACCGTTGACCAAGTTGTTAAAGCGCCAACCTGTACTGGACTAGATACATATACAGTTGCGCTATTACCTATACCTAATCGACCGGAGCTGCTGTTACCCCACGCCCACATGGTTCCATCTGTTTTAATAGCCATGTTGTGATAACTACCTGAAGCAATATTTAACCAATTAGTTAATGCGCCAACCTGTTTTGGGCTTGAATAGTTTGTGGTATTGCCTAATCCTAATTGCCCATTTGAATTGCGACCACCCAATCCCCACATGGTACCATCTGTTTTAATGGCCATGCTATGATAACTACCTGAAGCAATTGTTAACCAAGTTGTTAGGGCACCAACCTGTACAGGACTAGATCTATATGTTAGATTGCCTAATCCTAATTGCCCATGTGGATTCATACCCCACGACCACATGGTACCATCGGTTTTGATGGCCAAGCTGTGATTATAACCTGCAGAAATTCGTAACCAAGTAGTTAAAGCACCAATCTGTACTGGACTAGATATATTTGTAGTATTTCCTAGACCCAGTTGTCCCTGTGCATTATATCCCCACGACCACATAGTACCATCTGTTTTGACGGCCATGCTGTATTGAAAACCTGCATCAATTTTTGACCATGTGGTTAATGCACCAACCTGTACTGGACTAGATATATTTGTAGTATTTCCTAGACCTAATTTACCGCTGCTACCATTACCCCATGACCACATGGTGCCATCTGTTTTAATAGCCATGCTATGATAAGTGCCTCCAGCAATACTTGACCAAGTTGTTAGGGCACCAACCTGTACTGGACTAGATATATCTGTAGTATTACCTAAACCTAATTGGCCGTTTCCGCCTGAACCCCATGACCACAAGGTACCATCTGTTTTGACTGCCATGGTGTGCTGGCTACCAGCAAAAACTGTTGACCATGTACCTAAAGCACCAACCTGTACTGGACTAGATATATCTGTAGTATTACCTAAACCCAATCTGCCATAGCTATTTCTACCCCATGACCACAAGTAAAATTCTGGTACAGGAACCGGAGGATCCCATGTCTGCACATTCATTCCACCAAGAGCAAAGTTAACATTTGTAATTTGCATTTTAATTCTTTCTTATACGTTTGCTGTGTTTGTTGATGGGAATGCTCGACCGGATCCCCAAATAATTCTTACTGCTCCAGTACCACCAGGGCCCGAGAAGTTAGGTCCATCTGTTGCGCCACCTGCACCCACTACCACAGTATAACTTTGACCTGGCACAACTTCAATATTATTTTTCCAACCAAGGCCACCGCCGCCGCCATTGATAGTATAGGTGCCTGAGCCACCACCACCATAGAAACCGCCAATCCCGCCATTAGTACCCGAACCATTTGGATATTGTACACCATTACCACCACCTGATCCGCCTCTAGCAAAACCGCTACCATTTACTGAACCAAGTGGCGACCCTATACCGCTTGTGCCTTGACCTAAGATGCCAACACCGCCTCCAGGTCCCCAAACACCTCCACCACCTCCACCGCCTTGGCCATCGCCACCTGCAATAGTAGCAGTAGGTGCGGCCGTACCTTTACCCGCATCGCCACCGTTTCCTGAATATCCGCCAGCGCCACCGCCACCATAAAAATCAGTACCTGACCCATTATAGCTATTACCACCATTGCCACCACCGTCACCTACATAACCACCACCAAAACCATAACCGGCACGCAGAGTACCCACTGCGCCACTATAAGCTCCGCCTCGACCACCGCCTAATCCTGCCACTGTTACTTGGCTTATAAAATAACTATTGCCGCCATTGGTCACACTTGCTGCAGTACTTGAAGAACGACACCCGCCACCCCCGCCACCAACCGCCACAACTGCGACGCTATATACTCCAGGTGGGGCAGTCCAACTGAATGTGCCTGCAGTAGTAAATTGAGCTTGACCTGGCGGAGTCGGAGGAGGCGGAGTAGTAATAATTTGCATTCCGCCCAATAACTCTAATCCCGATAATCGCATCTTATACCTTTAAATTCTTGATATGAGTTTTATGTACGCGGCATTGCACTTGGCCGTTGTAATAATCTTCTGTTTCTAAAACTCGTCTATCCATTTGTTCTCTTGCTTCTAAATAATTGCACAAACCTTTGTTTGGGCATATATGCAGTATCTCTCGTATAAACTTATCCGCACCATGCGTTTCAACATCAGCTTTAACTTCATCAGATGAAGACCAATAATCCCTCCAATCTGACTCAACCTTTAATCTTTTCTTCTTACCCTTAACTACCTTTGTTCTGCGAAACCAAAACAACTTTTTACCTATATACTTGCGATTCGTGGCAGTATTGGTAATCAAGTACACGTAACCATACGCGTCGTCTGGAATAAGTTCTAAAGGGTTTCCGTTATATAGCCACATCTAAATACCAATATTAAATTAGTATTTATACGGTTTCCCAATAGTCGTTTCCGTCTGAAAAGTTATCACCATCATCCCTAGGTGGAACAAAGAAGTAATCGTCGGGATTTGTCATTATATCTTCGGCGTCTTCAGCTAATCCGCCGGTTCCCATGATGCCGGCTCGTTGCAGCATTTGGGTTTGTATAGATTTCTTATATCTATGCTCTTCAGATTCTTCGCGTGCCATGTATGCCGCTTGCTTTTCTGAAAAGACTTTCTTTTGTTCCGCATTCCATTGTCTGGAATTGGCACAGGCGCGAGAACAGAACTTACCTGGTTTGGTATGCTCTGTGCTGCACTTAGGACAAGTCTTCGTCTTCGTACTCATCCTGTTGGTCTGCATCCATATGTGCTCCGCAGAATGGACAAAACTCTACTTTATAATAGTCTTCGTCAAGATCAAAATTTATCTTGAAGACGCCATCACATTCGACACATTCGTGGTGTTGTTTTCTTGCCATGATAATCCTCTCTTTTTAGTTTCTGCATCAAACACTCGTTGACGCAGGTCAGATGAACTAAAGAAATGATCTCGTTTATTGAAATACAATTCTATTCCTCTTTTCAAGCAAATGTCCTTGCCTGTATATTCTGTATCTTTATATTCTTCACCTAAGATTCTTACATCAATTGGCAATGCCATAAAGATATCCTCGAGCTCTTTCTCCGTTGAATATACTATAATCTCATCAACATGCTTGCATGATGATACCTGAATTTGTCTCTCAATGATTGACTGCACAGGTCTGTTTTTAGATTTTCTATCTATTGTGGGATCGATTTGAATCGCAGCAATTAGATAATCGCATTGACGCTTTGCCTCTTCCAACATAATCACATGACCTGCATGGAACAGATCAAATGTGGAACACGTAATTCCAATTTTTTTGTTTACACTCATATTTTCTCCACTTCAATGTTACACTTATTTAAAAATTCTATACCTTCATCGCTTCTATATTGATTGCGATAAAACACTTTTTTAATCCCTGCTATATGTATAAGTTTAGCACATTCAAAGCAAGGTGCATGAGTGATATACATCGTAGCCCCTGCACCTGATTCATTTGATTGTGCCAACTTGCCAATAGCATTCATTTCAGCATGAATAACTTCTTTCTTTGTTTCATACTTATATGTTCCCATGGTATGCCATGGACCACCTTCGTCAATTATATATTGCGATTCTTCATATACTTCATTCTCACAATTATTATCCCAGCCCCTGGGTGTGCCGTTATAACCGATAGATATAATTCTGTTATCTTTCTCAACAACAGCACCAACCTTTAATCGTTTAGCCGATGACAATGTAGAATACGCCTCAGCAACAATCATATGCGTATTATCAAATTTACTCATTTCCAACTCACCATTTTAAATCTTTCCTTAGGTACACCAAAGTATTTACATTTCCAATCACTTTGAGCAAAAAAGTCTAAATGATACCATTCATCTTTATGCTTAATTATTTCTTTAGCAGCATCATCCCAATCTATAGTTGCAAACTCTGCTTGTACTAACAATTTACAGGCTTGCACTTCTTCACAATCAAACCCATCATATTCCCAATGTAATACTTCAAAGCAATTGCCGTGCCTATCAACATAATCCATAGAGAAATCTAATCCCCATTTTGGACGTAATGATATAACTTTATGCACTAAAGGTAATTGTTTTGCCCAATATGTTAGTTCAGCTAATGCTTCACCTTCATACCCTTTTCGTTCAAATAACAAACTATGGTTTAGAACTGCACCTTCTATCTTAGGATATTGTGTAAACCAATCTTCTTTTAATGCTGAACGATGTGGTCTATGTTTTTTATCTTTTTGCCTATTACTATAAGCATAATGTCTTTCCAATTCAGTTAGATCATAACCATTTTGGTCAAACAGTTCCACATCTTCCGGTGTGGGTGTGTATAATATTTTATCAATGGGTTTAGACCAATAACCATTTGTGTTAAAAGAATTATTGGTTAATTCAATTTTCATCCCATTTTCCTTCAGGGCATTTTGCTCCAGGTATCATAGTCTTTGCCCATATAGAGCATCCACATTTATCGCACACCTTAGCACCAATGATAGTAGTAAGATGTTCACACTTGTCGCAAATTTCTCTGCGTTTTAATGTGAAACTTATTTCATTATTACTATTCATTTTATTTTATAATAGGTCCGCCTGTTATCCACAGTTCACAACTTCTAGTACCCGCACATTTAAAATGTAGTAAATTGCAATATCCTAAATCTGCAGATTCTCTAGTTTTCTCTGCTTCATATGCCTCTTTACCCATGCCGCCTTCTATACATTTATACATTGCGTCAGTTATATTGAACGCAGCGCAATTAGCACATTGCATAGTCTTGGCCGTTTTTTCACTAATACCCCATTGCTTAGCAGAAACTTTCCAGTAGTCTCCTGGTTCATCTGGATTAGCTGGTCCATAATGATGTTTATCTATAGCTATTTGTCTATTCTTAACATTGATGTCTAAATTTTGAGTAGCTATAGGGCATCCGTTTTTAGATGCCTCCGATAATAGTTCTTTAAAAGTTTTCATTTTTGTTTTGCCCAAACATCTTCCCAGTTACCTGTATGTGCTGCCTTAGCATAATCGGTTGCTCTATTCTCAAAGAAGTTAGTGTGAATAGGTGCATTAATCATTTCTTCAACCCAAGGTAGCGGATTCTTTTTAACCTTCATGATTCCCTTAAGACCAAGACTAATAAGGCGACGATCAGTAATATAACGGATATACTGTTTGACATCTGCAGCATTTAAATTTTCCATAGGACCCATGGCAAATGCCAAATCAATAAAGCGTTCTTCGAGTAAGACCATTTGCTCAGCAATTGTATACAATTCACCTTTGAGTTCATCGTTCCAAATTTCGGGATTCTCTTGTATATATGTTCTGAATAATTTGATCATGGCCTCACAATGCTGAGTCTCATCCACAATAGACCAAGTAACAATTTGTCCCATGCCCTTCATTTTACCATGACGAGGAAAATTCAACAACATAATAAAAGAACTAAACAACTGCATACCTTCTGTAAATGCCGAGAAAATAGCAATATGTTTTGCTGTGTTTTCTTTTGTAGAGTTCTGTTGTGATATATCCAAGACATAATCATGCTTGGCTTTCATTTCTTCATAAGCCAAGAACTCATTATACATTGTCTCAGGCAATCCTAATGTCTCAATTAAATGGGAATATGCTGCAATATGCAGAGCTTCACGCGCCGCAAAGCCCAATAACATCATTCGCACTTCAGGCTGTGGAAAGTATGGTAAGTAGTTATTAACATACCCACCTGCAACATCAATATCACCTTGAGTAAAAAATCTAAAGATGTGTGTGAGAAATTGTTTTTCTTCAGCAGTTAGTTTCTTTTTCCAATCCTTAACATCTTCTACCATTGGTACTTCAGTATGAAGCCAATGTGATTGCTCATGCTTCAACCATGCATCATATGCCCATGGATAATTAAATGGCTTAAATGAATCTCGGGTATCTGTAAGATTCGATTTTGTTTTTTTAATCATTGAGGAACTCTTCTACTAAATTTTTTGCTCTAACGCCTACTAGTCTACCAGCAACATTGCCATTTTCATCTATCTTAACAAGTGTAGGTACACTTCTAATTCCAAATTCAATTGCAACTTCTTGATGCACATCAATGTCCACCACTTCAATAGGAATATTCATAGTAGTATTAACTTCTTCAAGTATACTGGCCATTGCTTTACATGGTTGGCACCATGATGCTGTAAATCTTATTACTTTTTTCATTTTTATCCTTCACACGCTAAACAAATGTCTTCGGTTGCTAATGCTTTCAAGTCAATCTCTTCCATGACTTGTCGCTCTATTTTCTTTGATATCTTATCTGCTTTACCAATCTTTTCACTACGGCAATAGTACAATGTCTTTAGGCCTTGTTTCCATGCTTGAAAGTGAACCGCATGAATATATTTAATATTGCTATCTGGTCTAAAGAATAGATTAACAGATTGTGCTTGATCTATATATTGCTGTCTGTCTGCAGAATGTTGTACTACCCAACGCTGGTCAATTTCCATAGATGTTTTAAATACATCTTTGGTCCAATCATCCATCCAGGTAAGGTGTTGCACCGAACCATCATTGGCAATAATGCTTGACCAAATTTCATTGTAATCATCTTGATTAACTATATCACCTTCGCCTGAAAGATGTTTTTCAATAACTCTATTCAACCATTTATTTTTGTTGAGCATTGATCCCGATAAAGTATCTTGTCTATATGCGTTCGCACGAAGCGGCTCAATAGAAGGGGAAGTATTACCCATAATAATAGAAGAAGAAGCGTTTGGAGCAATAGCAAGCATATGAGAGAAGCGGCGTCCAGTACCTGTCGCATCAGGTGCTTCACCTCGTTCTTTACCCAACTGAATGTTAGCATTATCTAGTTCCTTACGAATGTGTCCAAATATCTTATGGTTCAATCCGGTTGCCGATGCTGATTCCCACGGGAGGTTGTTCTTTTGTAAAAGAGCATGCCAACCGAGAGCACCAATACCAATAGACCGTTCGCGGCTAGCGCTAAATCGTGCGCGCGATATGCTGTCAGGAGCATTATCAATGAAATACTGCAAGACGTTATCGAGCATCTCCGCAACGTCCCGAAGAAAAAGTTTGTCATCTTTCCAATCATCATAATACTCCAAGTTCAAAGAAGATAAGCAACATACCGCAGTACGATCTTTATCCGTTGGTAAAATAATTTCACTGCACAAATTAGATTGTTTAATACTCAGTCCCAACTTCTTTTGGAACTCCGGCATAGCTCTATTGCTACTGTCAATAAAATGTAAATAAGGCTCGCCCGTTTGCATGCGCATATCTAAAATACGTTGCCACAATTCTCTTGCTGATATTTTATCTTTGACTTCGCCGTTATGTGGATCTTTCAATTCCCAAGTATCATCCATCTCAGGATCAATCATAGCACGCTCGATTAGGTGCATAAAGTCATCGGTGATATTGATACCGTGATGCAAATTCAAACAACGCATATTGGGATCGCCCGTTGGCTTTCTCATCTCTAAAAAGATAAGAATATCGGGATGAGATATATCAAGATAAGCAGCATAAGACCCCCGCCTTGTCCGCCCCTGTCTGTATGCCAAACTACTAGCGTCATAAGTACGAAGATGAGGCATAACCCCAACGCTTTTATCATCTGAAGATCGAATGCCAATTCCAATTCCAACTCCTCCGCCCATCATGGACAACCAGTTTACTTCGGCCAAACAATCGACCAACCCTTCTGCACTATCATGTAGATAAGGTAGAAAACATGATATAGGAAGGCCACGCTTACTACGCCCAAAGCTGAGAATAGGAGTAGAATATGACAACCAATGTCTACTGCTATATTCATACAACCTTTGCGAATGTTTTACATTAGTCCCGAACGTCTTGGAAACATAGGCAAACCTTTCCTGAGGAGACACTTCATCCTCTTTCATGTAGCTTTCTTTTAATCTCTTAATACCTAACTCGTCGAATAGACTATCTCTAGTATAATCGACTTTAATCCCATGCACAATTTCTTGCGTCATCTTTACTCCAATTTTTATTTTACTGTTTCGAATATTTTCTTTTGTATCTGATACCATTCAATCCACGCATCCAATTTCACTCCACATTCGTAGTATGTGGTATAATTTAATGTGACAGTCTTTGCAACATCACTCAATTTTGCGTCATCTTTTAATTGTGCTAGGTCAGGGCACTTAACCATGATTGCTTCCGGTGCTTCAGGAAATTTGGCAACAACTGGCACTGCCTTGCATCCTGTTAGTAACAATAATAGTAATAGGTATCTCATTCTCTTTTCGCCGCTTTGTTGTGAGTATCGATTACTTCTTTAGGTATGATGCAAGAATTATCATACTTAACTATTTCTCGATCTATATATCTCACAATGTCTTCGCCTTTTTCACGAATAACTTTTTCTTGTACTACAACCTTTTGTTGAATCTTAATAGTTTCTTTTTTGCCCGCAACTTCAGCTGCAGCAACTTTTGCTTCCATTTCTTTTACCTTGGCGACCCATTGCTCTTCATTGGCAAGCCCGCCTTCAAAGTAAATACCAAATGTGAATACTACAAATCCAATTATTCTCATTGGGATATAATACTTATCCACAAATGGAATCTTCTTTAATACCATACTGCCAAGAACAGCAAGCAATCCTGCTATAACAATAGCATGAAAGAAAGCATTAGGTAATAGAGATAGATACCACATTTTTATTTGGGAAGTTTGTAATTATCACTTGGGTTCATTTATCAAGTCTTTAGTCATTGGGAATATTTCCGCAATAACTTCAGCACAAGCCAGAGCAATCTCAGCATGTTCTTTCTGAGTTCCATTGCCGGCTCTTAGCATTATATAGTGGATGTAACTTCTTAAGGTTCCATTCATATAGAGTCTACTTACTGTCAATCCCTCAGGCAGCACTGCTCTTGCTTGTTCTTTGGCAATGCCTTTAGAAACAGCCCAAGTATACACGTCTCGAGTCTTATTAATTAGATCTCGTTGTAGATTCTGCCACTGATAAGCAATTTGTCGTTGTTCATCATTTTGCAAATCTATATCAACAGAATTTTGACGATTCTTTGTATCTTGTAAGCGTGCGTCACGAATAACAAAATCTAAATCCTGTGTAGGATCCGCATATCGTTGACTAAACTCTTGAAATGAAAAACTTCTATGACGAAGAATTTGCCTGGCAATATCTCTTGTTGTTTCAATCTCAACACAAACAGAAACCATTTCAAGCGGTGACCAGTGCTGATGCTTAATCAAATACTTAATCAACTTCTCGGATGTTTCTGTGTTATATTGATTTGCGGGATTTGAAACTCTCGCACAAAACGCTACTAGGTCCTGTACATCATACAATCCATCCGACACCAATTCGCGTGTGGGTTTGCTGTAACTAATTAATTTCACCTTCATGCTAACACCTTTTCCATGCAGTAAATTTCATTTTTGCTTCTAGACCATTATATATGTTCTTGGAAATAATCTTTGCTGGGTCTTTATCCGCTAGTATCATATCATTAATATCTTTTTCTTGTAGAGTTTGTGGCCAGATAACAACATTATAATTGCTATTTACCGCTTTGTCTATAATTTTTGAGACTTCTTTATTTCTAGGTTGATTGTCAAATATAACAACCAACTTGTCTTTTGGTATGCCTAAAGTATCAAGTTTACCAAATGCTGTACCTGCAACAGCAATACAATTATCAATGAACAAACTATCAATAGGGCCTTCAACCACATATATCTTTTTATTACGATTAACTTTATCAAGACCAAATATAAATGGTCGGTCTTCCGATATCTTAATAGTAACATAGCGCAATGATTCGCCACGCAATGCTCTACAAGTAACACCGGTTAATACGCCTTCAGCATCATAAAAAGGAATAACAAGTCTTGGTTCATCGGTCTTTAATGTACCTTTATACTTGTCAGATAATTGCTCGATCTTTCTAATGTCATCGATATAATATAATCCATCAAACTTTTCTCTTGGGATTTTTCTATCAAGGCAAAATTTAACTGCTTCATTATCATCCGGTAATTTATCTAAACGATTAAGCAACTCATCAAGAATGTTTTTCTTTTCAAATACAGGGGCTGCCATTTTAAATGCAGGCTCGGCTTTTTGATGAGGCTTATTCATTGGCATGCCTTCGCTATAACGCTCTAAGACATATTGACTGTACTGCAATGAATCTAATTGTTTTAAGAATGTACCAAAATGCATTGAAACATTACAGTTGTGACACTTGTAAAACAATTCATTTTTTACTGCATAGAAGTAGCCGCGGGTTTTATTCTTCTTAACTGAAGAATCACCGCAGATAACACATCGGCAATTATATAAACGGTCATTCTTTTGTTTGAACAACGGTAAACGATTACTGATTAGTTTAAGATATTTAAGATCAACGAATAAAGACATAAAAAGGCTCCAGGAGAGCCTTATTATAATATAGCTAGGCTATAAGGTCAATTAAAAAGATGAGCTATTTTATCAATATGGCCAGATAGGAAGCCAATTACGGCTAACCCACCCCATGCCATATAAGTCCATTTATCTTTTATTTTTTCAATAGATTCGATTTTGTCGTTTAATGCGGTATGCTGAGAGCAAGAAGCATCGTACATCTTATCGAGTTTAGCGCTAAGATCATCACGTGTTTTATCCAAACAGTCGTGCATCTCCTTAACATCAGCTTTTAAAGTATCCATTTTTTCATTGATACCCTCAACCCGGGTCTCTAAGACTCCGATTCTTTCTTGCGAAGTAGCCATTATTTTTTCTTCTTGGCTCGTGGAGTAGAAGATTTAACTTTAGCAACAGTTTGTGCAACTGCTTCTTTGGCGTCGTCTAAATCAACTTTACCATCTTTGTTGATATCTAATACGGTTGCAACTGTTACAGGCTCAGGTGCTTTTTCCTCAACAGGCTCAGGTGCTTTTTCAGCAACAGGAGTATCCGCGACAACCGCTGTTTCTTTCAAATCAGTAGTGCCAGTCTTAAAAAATCTCACGTAGCCATAATATAAAATTGCAACGATTGCAGCTAACCCTAAAAATATTTCCATTATTTTCTCCTAATAATACTGTTTTTATTTGTCCAACGTTTCTGTGCTTTTTTGCTAACAGGTGGTTCGCCGGTCAAACCCTTTATACCTAAAGTAACTGCGGCATTGTTTGCAGGTGCTGCTGCCGCCATTCCTTCGCCTTCTTCACTAAATTGTTTAAATGTAAACAACTTTTTCTCATACAGGAATTCTTCAACAATCATCATTTCAGATTGTAATTCCTCGTTTAATTTATTTATATACTGTGTTTCTAGGTCAATTGGCTCAATGTTTTGATCCAAATTTTCTTTAATAAGAGCATAGGCTGCAGCTAAAGACAACAATTTTTTGTTATCTATGGGCACTTTTTCAATGATTTTCTTCAATCTAAAAACTAAGCGATGCAATAAAGTATATGCATCTCTTTCGTTGACAGAATTTAAATCCTGCATTCTTTTTAACTCTTTGCCCTTTGCATCAATGATACCTAATTTATAAGCATCTGTTTGATCAAATGGTGTTACCAAGAGTTTTAAAATTCTATATGCGATAATGGAATCTACAAATTTTCCCATTTTATACTTTTCTTAATACGTTTGCTATGGTTGAATCTATTGGAATATCGGCATCTAAAATAATTTGACTGCTTGATATAACAACCTTTTCAGGCATATAATTTAAAAATACCAAAAATGTTTTTAACTGAGGCCAGAATCTTTCTTCTGTTTTAAAGAACAACATCTTTGTTGCCGCCTCAACTCCAAACAAATTGTTTATGACAATGATATGATTAATTATCAATCTTTCTTTTAGGCCTTTATCACTATGATACTTGCCCAATAGACGTTTAATATATTTAAATCGTTTAATGTCATCTAAGAATTCTGCCATACCTTTACAGTAGGGGTTATCATAGTGTTTCATTGCATACATAATAAAACTTTCTTCAGTCAAATCAAAAACCATTCTGTGTTATTCTAGTGGATTCGTCGGCCAAGTAACATCACTTATTGTTTTAATTTTAGTAGTGCCCTCAACATAACCATTCACATCTAGATCTCTAAGTGCTTGTCTGTATGCCAATACATCTGCGAATTGTTGATCTGTTAGTTTATGGGAAATATTTAACAAAGTCTCTTCTTGATGTCTTTGTAAAATGTAATCAGTATTATATATCAACATTTCTCGTTGAGCAGATGCAGGAACTCTTGCAGTATTCATTGCCAAGTCTGCAATAGCCGCCTGTTCGATATTTGCCAAGTGTTCTGCGATCCAAACAATTGCGGGCAAACTTGAACCGGAAGAAACGACACCATTTAGTTCTTCAACCGCATAAAGGTTTCTGTCTGGTTCATATGAAACTCTACGGACAGTATCTGTAAATGGAAAATTTGTGTGTTCTATAAACACAGATGGGGCAGAAAATAAATAACCCGTACCATTGAATCTACAAGATACTGTTCCATTATAAAAATCTATTGAGACATAGTTATGTAACATTATGTTTCCTTGTTATACTAATTGAATAAACGCAACACGATATGTTCCGGGGTCGTGTGTTGCTGTACCACCCGCAACCGTAACTGTGTGCGTATGACTTACGCCTACACTTTGATGGCCGGTTTGGGTTGTTCTAACTCCACTACCTACTACTTGCGCAGTAGCATGTTGGTGAACCCAATCCCCATACGCTCCGCTTGATGAAAAAGTAAGCGTATTCGAAGTCTCAACCGCTTGGTCCGACGCTGATGTGGAATATCCTAAAAAATATCCTCGCATGTCGACAGTATTATTCGCGCCATCACACAATTTCCAATAAGAAGGCAATTCAGATAATGTGCCGTCATACATAACCATAGTACTTCCAAATGCAGGATCTGCAGTTGCGGCCACCCACATTTTCATTAGTTTACCTTTTATTGAATCTGGGGTAAATGTGCATGTTACATCGTGGTTATGATTTTGTCCTGTTCCTGAAGCTACATTATTTACACCCGATCCGGCACTAGAAGAACTTCTTACTCCGCCCTGTATGTGATCGTGTTGACCGTTTGTTCCCGTTGTCCCGGATACGCTCGCAGGAACTGCGGCCACCTCTGCCACCCCTGTAGAAACTCCGCGAACATATCGGTTATATGTTGTTCCAAGTTTCTGGGTCCAACCATTTTTATTTGAAGAATTAATATGTATTGTATTGGATGGGAATGTTGTTTGATTACTGGATGCTCTTAACAATGTAACATTGCCGGTATGTGGTCTGGCATTGGTAACAGTTGCGGGGGCAATCGTTAAATCATGACTATGTTCTCCTGCAGGATTAGCAGCTATACCGGTTATTGCCCCAGCATTTATACTTGAATTAAATTCATACCCAGATGTTTGTGTATGTGACCCAGCTAGCCCCAATGAAAATGTATACGATACATTTGTAGCTGGGGAAGTACTTGTTCCTATTTCTGCTTGCGTAGTTGTACCTTGTAGATATAAATTATCTGCTGCGGAATATCTAGGCCATGACGCATTGCTTGGATCGGACCCATTGTATAAAATAATTGTGCCGGCAGGTATAGTTGGATTTAATGTTGTAACTTGATTACTCACAACTCCGGTTTTTGATCTACCTAATTTATTATATGAATAAACAGTAAAAGTATAAGTTGATGCTGGAGTTAAATTCTCCATAGTGATTGTTGCGCTTGCAATAGTTGTTACAATACTTACATTTGACCCAGTATTAGATGTTGCAGATATTTCAAACCCTTCGGAGAAAGTATATCCGTCGATATTTGTAACACTATAACTTAAAACTACATTAGATAAAGCAGGCGAACTTGCAGTAATAGTACCAGTTATGCTAGGCAAACCAATCTCATTGGGATCACCCATTAACTGAGCTTTGCCCGTTATACTTATATTCGATGACGTAATTTGTAACGACATTATTCTATCTTTATTGTTTTCTAAAATTCATGAGTATAACAATTATCATAACTTAGTTAATCGCACTGCACCCTGCGCCCAGGTTGTTACCAACGTGCCAGTATTTTCTCTCACAATATTAGATGCGATTGGATTAACATAAGAATTGGGTGAGCTGGTATTTAAACTATCGTATCCACCTGCAGGACCAACCGAATCATCTGTACCATTTCCACCACCGAACCCACCATATGTGGTTTGGTTGTTATACCCTGCTCCCGTGCCATTTATACTTTGATTTTTCCAATTAGTATTGAATCCTGTTCCGACTGTTCCATCTGCTGAGCTTGAAGCAGTTGCAGGAGTTGAAAATCTTCCTTCACGTTGTCCTAGACCGCCAGCTGCAACTAATAATGCTGTCATATCACCAGCTGAAAAGGTCGAACTTCCGCTAGATGATTTTGCAACAACAGTAAATCCTCCGCCAGCCCCGCCCGCAAAATCCAAGCTACCCGAATTTCCACTTGCGCCCGCGCCTCCTATTGTTATCCAAAGTACATCTCCAGAGTTTAACGTAAAATCTCCTTGTACCGCAGATCCTACGACAGACGGTTTATCAGTCGGTCCCCCGGATCCACCTTGCGATTTTATACGCCAGGTACCGGTTTCTGGAATTGTAAAATATATGTAACCAGCCGCGGAAGGTATTTTAATATATGTGGCAGCAACCATTGCATCATATGCTCCGGTTTGAGATGTTGAATTAAAATACCCATATATCTCTGCAGCAGTTTGTCCGGAAATAGGAGTAGTATCATTTGGACCGGAAGTTGTCCTACTTGAAGATACTGTTATTGGACTAGAATAAACGTATAAACCTGAGGGTGCAGGTGCTCCTGGCGGAGGCGTCTCACCGGAGGTTATTCTTCCGGAAAAACTAACATTATTTAAAGTAAATCTTGCCATGTTATGCTACCCGAGCAGTCCCGCCTATCATAAACCATTTGTTGTCGGTATACAATAATGTTGCGCTATCACCCACATTGCTAAAAATAATGTTTGCGTTGTTGGCAACATTGGTATTTAAAATAAACGAACCGTTGGCAGTGGATGTTGTTAACAATACTTTAACTTGACCATTGGCACCGTTGGGAATAGCTATAGTACTTTGAGAAGAACCTACTCCCAAGTATGTTATGGGAGTGGTTATGTTAACAGTGCTGGCAGAAGTCATATCCTGAGGAGTTCCGCCAAGTACAATATTACCTTTTATTGTGGGATCAGTAATCCCGGCAAATAAAATAGATGTGGTGACTTGTTTGCTTACACCGCTTTGAACCAGATACATTGCATCGGGTTTGTTAACTTGTGTTGCTGCGGTTAATTCTGATAATTTTGATTTTGCCATTCTGGTACCAATTGCGTCTGTTAGTTATTTATAACGTGTAAAACATTATTTAAGTCCCAATTCTTTACGAATCTTTGTGGCAGAGATTGAATGTGTGGCATCATCAAACACTTCTTGTTCAATTTTATATCCAACATCTCGACCATATGTAATGTTTACAATATTTGGAACAACCTGAATCTCATATTGTCCCTGATATAATGTATCAAGATCTCGTCTAATGTAGCTCTTAACCTGTTCGATAGCAAAGGGATTGGAACCATTCCAACCTTGGCAATCTCTGATCTGAATAACAACCTGTCCGGTCTTGGCAATTGATCTTTCGAACAATGCTCGGTGTCCAGGGTGCCAAGGTTGCCAACGACCTAGCATCTGTACTGTTTCTTTTTGCCAGTCAAATACTGGTCTGCGTCTGTTATCATAAATGTGAGCCACAATAAACTCTGCCCACTTCTCTGCATTTTGTTCTGTTATTCTAAAGTCATATACATCTGGCGGCACAAATGCCTTGTTGGTATCTTCAAAGCGGCCTTTTTCAATAGTATCAACCCAGACAGTCCAGTCTGCTTTGAAATTGTTTCGCATCTCGGCCAAAGGTGCAACGAAATCGCAAATAACATAATCAGTTGTCATGCCATCAGCAAGTTCTCGCATACGCAAACTTTGACGAATACGACCTTCTCGACTGAAATCCCAATCATTGTATTTTTTACGAACATCATCAGCATTGAGCCAAGAAACTGTTTTCTTTTCTCTTTGCAGGTATTCTAAAATATATTGGGAAAGATATGTCTTGCCCGCACCTGGTAAACCCATTACTAAAATTCTCTGTGTCATAATTTAATCACTCCATGTTAAAATTGTTTATTATTTATTGCCTGTTAAAAACTAAAATTTTTAATTTGTAATAGATAGCATATTTGCTCCGGCTGCAACACTGTACCATGTTGTAGACGAACCAACTTGTACTGGACTGGATCTATGTGTAGTATTGCCTAAACCAAGTGAGCCGGATCCATTTGCGCCCCATGTCCATAATGTACCATCGGTTTTGATTGCAGCACTAGTAAGATTACCAGCGGAAACCATTGACCAATTTGTTAGTGCGCCAACCTGTACTGGGCTAGATTTGCTGATAGTAGTGCCGTCACCTAAATTGCCGTAAGTAGTATTATATCCCCATGACCATAACGTTCCATCTGTTTTTATTGCTAAGGTATAACCGTCACCACCATCAATACTTGACCACGTAGTCAATGCGCCAATTTGTACTGGACTGGATCTATATATAGTAGTGCCGTCACCTACATTGCCGTAATAATTGTAGCCCCAGCTCCATAAGGTGCCGTCTGTTTTAATGGCCGCGCTGGTGGACGACGCCGCGGCTATCTTTGACCAAGTTGTTAGTGCACCAATTTGTTTTGGACTTGAATAATCTGTGGTATTACCCAAGCCTAATCGGCCAGAGCCACCACTACCCCAAGCCCACATGGTACCATCTGTTTTGACGGCTATGGTATGCAGAGAGCCGCCAGCAATTTTTGACCATGTGGTTAAAGCACCAATCTGTACTGGACTTGATCTGAATGCGGTATCACCTAACCCCAATTGCCCCATGCCAGTGCCATAATTTCCGCCCCATGACCACAAGGTACCATCTGTTTTAATGGCCAGGCTGTGACTATAGCCTGCAGCAATACTCAACCAAGTAGTTAAAGCACCAACTTGTACTGGGCTAGATACTCTACCAGATGGATATGTGCCAACTGGTTCGCCATTGCCCAATTGCCCAAATTGATTATATCCCCAGGTCCACAAGGTGCCATCAATTTTTGTTGCCATGCTGTACTGACCGCCTGTGGCAATCTGTGACCATGTGGTTAGTGCGCCAATCTGCACAGGACTAGATCTATCAATAGTAGATCCGTCACCAACTGCGCCGTAGGCATTATACCCCCATCCCTGTAGGTAATATACTGGCGGAATTGGAAAGACTGCTTGCGCGCTAACGTCGCCGACGAAATTTAAGCCTGAAAAAGTAAATGCCATTTTGTTGTTCTTTTAATTTGAGATTGCCAGGATCACGTAGTCTGTGTTCGTAACACTAATCCACGTAGTGCGTGCGCCAATTTGTTTAGGGCTTGAATATGCTGTAGTATTACCTAAACCCAATGTGCTATTGCCACCGGTACCCCATGACCACAATGTACCATCTGTTTTAATTGCGTGGGCGGTGTAGCCTTTACTACTAACACTTGACCAAGTAGTCAATGCACCAATTTGAACCGGACTAGATCTACTTGTAGTATCTCCTACCCCAAGGGCACCTTGATAATTTCTTCCCCACGACCACATTGTGCCATCGGTTTTAATGGCATATCCGCTTTCTGAACCTGCATTAATCGTTGACCAATTAGTTAGAGCACCAATTTGTTTTGGGCTTGAATATGCTGTAGTATTTCCTAAACCAAGTCTACCATGTGCATTTGTTCCCCACGACCACATGGTACCATCTGTTTTAATGGCCATGCTGTAGTATAATGCAGAAACATTTAACCAAGCTGTTAGAGCACCAACTTGTACTGGACTAGATCTGTTATTAGTATCTCCTAAGCCCAACTGACCGTTAGTATTGCTTCCCCACGACCATAAGGTACCATCTGTTTTAACGGCCAGGCAATGATATGTTCCACCAGAAATATTTAGCCAATTGGTTAATGCACCAATCTGTACTGGACTGGATCTGTTATTAGTATCTCCTAAGCCTAATGATCCTTGACCATTTCCGCCCCAAGCCCACAATGCGCCGTTTGTGTTAATAGCAACACCACCATTAAATCTAGCGGATATCTTTGCCCATGTAGTTAGAGCACCAATTTGTTTAGGACTAGAATACCGTGTGGTATTACCTAGGCCTAAATGTCCCGAATCGTTGTAACCCCATGTCCACATGGTACCATCGGTTTTAAGGGCTAGACTGTAAAGATATTGCCCAGCAGTACTACTCCAATTAGTCAATGCCCCAACCTGATTCGGACTAGATCTACTTGCGGTATCGCCTAGCCCAAGTTGCCCAAAGTTCTGGTATCCCCATGACCATAAGTAAAATTCTGGAGGAGCGGGATGAGTAGTTGTGAGGTTAAGACCGGTTATTCCGCTTATGCCAGATAAAGTAAATGCCATTTTGTTTTTCTTTTAATTAATAGTAACCGATTGCTGCAGAGTGATAAAAAGTACCGGCAGCGGCATTTGTCCAAGCTGATAATGAACCTACTTGTGTTGGACTAGATCTATCTAAAGTATCTCCTAGCCCAAGATTACCTGTACTTTGATATGTATCACCCCAAGACCATAGTGTGCCATCTGTTTTAATTGCCAACGTAAAATACGAGCCCGAGTAAACGTTTCCCCAATTAGTTAATGCACCAACCTGTACTGGACTAGATCTATCTGTAGTATTGCCTAACCCTAATCGTCCATCTGCACCGTAACCCCATGACCACATGGTACCATCTGTTTTAATGGCCATATGATAATAATTACCAGCAGAAACCTTAGACCAATTTGTAAGGGAACCTACCTGTACTGGGCTAGATCTATGTGTAGTATCACCTTGGCCGAGTTCTCCATAAAAATTACTTCCAGTTGTCCATAATGTACCGTCTGTTTTAATTGCGGCCAGATGATATGGACCTGCAGAAACTGTTGACCAAGTTGTTAAAGCACCAATCTGTACTGGACTAGATCTATCTGTAGTATTACCTTGACCTAATTGTCCGTAGGTATTTTTACCCCATCCCCACATTGTACCATTGGTTTTAATTGCATGAACGGTTCTATAATTGCCAGCTGAAACTTTTAACCAATTTGTAAGGGAACCTACCTGTACTGGGCTGTCTCTATTTGATTCATCTCCTAATCCCAATGCACCTTTATAATTATTTCCCCATGCCCACAATGTTCCGTCTGTTTTAACTGCGGCAGTGTGATAACCTCCACCGTCAAAACTATCAGCATTGCCGGCCCAATTAGTTAATGCACCAACTTGTTTTGGACTTGAATAAGTTGTAGTATTACCCAGCCCCAATATTCCAGATACACCGTATCCCCATGTCCATAATGTACCATCGGTTTTAACCGATATTTTATGATAACCTCCGGCAGCAACTCTTAACCAATTAGACAATGCGCCAATTTGCACTGGGGTAGATTTATCAATTGTAGTTCCGTCACCTAGTGCACCATATCCACCATCACCCCAACTCCAAAGGTAATACCCCGGAGGAGTGGGTTGAATTATGTTAATTGTTACCCCTGCGTATCCGCCGCCTGAAAATGTAACTGCCATTTTTTGTTCTTTTCTTTTTTTTAATTTTTAGTTACTGATGGCCATGCTGTGAAAATAACCTGCGGCAACACTTGACCAATTAGTTAAAGCCCCAATTTGCACCGGACTAGATCTATCTGTAGTATTTCCTAAACCCAATTGACCCGTATTATTAAAACCCCATGACCACATGGTACCGTCTGTTTTGATGGATAGGTTGTGATATTCACCGGCATCAACACTTGACCAAGTGGTTAACGCGCCAATTTGTGTTGGACTAGATCTATTTGCGGTATCGCCTAAACCCAATCGCCCCGCATAATTTCTACCCCATACCCACATGGTACCATCTGTTTTAATGGCCAAGTTATGATATTGACCAGCAGCAATATTTAACCAATTAGTTAAAGATCCAACTTGTTTTGGACTAGAATAGTATGTCGTATTACCTACCCCCAATTGCCCAAAATTATTTTTACCCCATAACCACATGGTTCCATCTGTTTTAATTGCCGATGTGTGCTCATAACCTGCAGCAATATTTAACCAATTAGTTAAAGATCCAACTTGTTTTGGACTAGAATAGTATGTCGTATTACCTAGGCCTAATTGCCCTTTACCCCCAATACCCCATACCCACATGGTACCATCTGTTTTAATGGCCAAGTTATGATATTGACCAGCAACAATATTTGACCATGTGTTTAATGCACCAACCTGTACTGGACTAGATACAGATGTAGTATTACCTAGGCCTAATCGCCCGGCGGACCCGTTACCCCATACCCACATAGTACCATCTGTTTTGAGCGCCAGATTGTGTTGACCACCTGCACCAATTTTTGCCCAGGTAGTTAATGCACCAATTTGTACTGGATTTGAATAATTTGTGGTATTACCTAAACCTAATTGACCAAGGCTACCCGATCCCCAAGACCATAGTGTACCATCTGTTTTAATGGCCAAGTTATGATATTGACCAGCAGCAATATTTAACCAATTAGTTAAAGCCCCAACTTGTACAGGACTAGATCTATCGGTAGTATTGCCTAATCCTAATTGACCTGAATTATTTCTGCCCCATGACCACAGGTATTGCGGAGGAGGTGGCGGCGGAGCTGGGCATACTAGATTAAACCCGCCCCTTGTTGAAAAACCTGAAAAGGTAAATGCCATTTTGTTTTTCTTTTTATCCGATAGCCAGGCTGAAAGAACCACCTGCAGAAACATTTGCCCAATTTGTTAATGATCCAATCTGCACTGGACTAGATCTATTTGTGATATCGCCTATACCCAATCGACCAGATTGATTATCGCCCCATGACCACATGGTACCATCTGTTTTAATGGCCAGATTGTGTTCAACACCCCCTGAAATATTTAACCAAGTAGTTAATGCACCAACTTGTACTGGACTAGATCTATTTGTAGTATCTCCTAACCCCAATGAGCCTACTGCATTTCTTCCCCAAGACCATAAAGTACCATCTGTTTTTACAGCCAGGCCGTGATAATACCCAGCGGAAACACTTTGCCAAGTAGTTAATGCGCCAATCTGTACAGGACTAGATCTATTTGTAGTATCGCCCAATCCAAGTTCGCCGTAACCATTAGCGCCCCATGTCCATAAAGTTCCATCTGTTTTAGTTGCGAGGGCACCAAATCTAATATTAGTAATATTTGACCAAGTGGTTAAAGCGCCAATTTGTTGTGGGCTAGATGTATTTGTAGTATTACCCAATCCCAATTGCCCGTTAGACCCTTGTCCCCATGACCACATAGTACCATTGGTTTTAATTGCTGCAGCACCGTTTCCAGCAAGTGAAATTATAATTGCCCAATCAGTTAAGGAACCTACTTGTACTGGACTAGAATATGATGTAGTATTGCCCAATCCTAACTTGTAACCATAATTACCACCCCACGCCCATAAGGTACCATTGGTTTTTATAGCAAACATATTAGACGCTTTCCCTGTACTAATATTTGCCCAAGTAGTTAAAGCTCCAATCTGTTTTGGAGAAGAATAATATGTAGTATTACCTAAGCCTAATTGACCTGCATAATTTCTGCCCCAAGACCACATTGTGCCATCTGTTTTTAGAGCCATTGCCCAACCTTCTGCTGCAGCAATACTTGACCAAGTGGTCAATGCACCAATCTGTTTTGGAGAAGAATAATCTGTAGTATTACCTAACCCCAATCGACCACTAATACCTTGACCCCATGACCAAAGATAATATATCGGAGGTGGTGGTGGTTGAGTAGTGGTAAATGATATACCCGAATAATTGCCGATACCTGAAATAGTAAATGCCATTTTGTTCTCTTTTTATTAATAGCTAATAGCCAAAGTGAACGTACCAACTGCATCAATCTTTGACCAATTAGTTGATGAACCAATCTGTGTTGGGCTTGATCTATTTGTGGTATCACCTAACCCCAATCGACCGGATCCATTTCCACCCCAAGCCCACATGGTACCATCTGTTTTAATGGCCACGCTGTGACTTCTACCGGCATCAATACTTGACCAATTGGTTAAAGCACCAACTTGAACTGGGCTTATATATTGAGTGGTACCACCTAAACCTAACATTCCTATATAATTGCGACCCCATCCCCACAAGGTGCCATTATTTTTCAGGGCCACGCTGTGAGCATATTTACCCCCAGCAACACTTAACCAATTGGTTAGACCCCCTACCTGTTTTGGGCTAGAATAATATGTATAATTATTTAATCCTAACTGACCAAAAGCATTCATCCCCCATGACCATAACGTACCATCTGTTTTGACGGCCATACTGGCCCTATACCCTCCAGCAATATTTAACCAAGTAGTTAATGAACCAATTTGTACTGGACTAGATCTATTTGAGGTATCGCCTAGCCCCAGTGAACCGTGTTGATTAACTCCCCATGCCCACATGGTACCATCTGTTTTAATGGCCATGGTATGCTGACCACCTGCATTAATCTTTGACCAAGTAGTTAATGCACCAATTTGTACTGGACTAGATATACTTGTAGTATTGCCTAACCCCAATCGACCGCTATTATTATAACCCCATGACCACATGGTACCATCTGTTTTAATGGCTATGTTGTAGAAGAAACTTCCTTCAATTGTTGCCCAATTGGTTCCTGCGCCAATCTGTACTGGACTAGATCTATCTGTAAGATCCCCCAAACCTAACTGCCCCGTATCATTGTAACCCCATGACCATAAGGTACCATCTGTTTTGAGGGCCATGCCGTGATTATACCCGGCAGCAATATTCAACCAAGAGCCTAGCGAACCAATTTGTTTTGGACTTGAATAACTTGTAGTATTACCTAAACCTAGTCGACCGTCGCTTCCACTACCCCACGACCATAGATAAGATGTTGGTTCGGGAGGTGGAGGTGGAGTATACACCATGTCGAAACTACCTTTTGTGGTTATACCCGAAAAAATTAATGGCATTTTTTTTTATTCTTTTTATTAATTACTGATGGCATGGCTAAAATAACTACCTGCAGCAACACTTAACCATTTTGTTAATGCGCCAATCTGTACTGGACTAGATCTATTGGTAGTAGTGCTGTCGCCTACTTGACCATTTCCGTTACCGCCATGTCCCCATAATGTGCCATCTGTTTTAATAGCCAATACATGTCGAGGACCTGCAGTAACATTTGACCAAGTTGTTAAAGCGCCAATTTGTACTGGATTAGATCTGTCTGTAGCATCACCTAAACCCAATTGTCCTTCATCATTGTTACCCCATGACCACATGGTACCATCTGTTTTGATTGCAACACTGCCAGCAGAATGAACAGCAACCTTTGACCAAGTAGTTAAGGCACCGATCTGTGTTGGGTTAACTGCGTTAGAGGTATTACCTAATCCCAATCTGTTATTTTGACCGCTACCCCATGTCCACAAGGTACCATTTGTTTTAACTGCCACGGCGTGATACCACGAAATTGCAAATGTTGACCAATTGGTATCTGTACCAACTTGTACTGGACTAGAACCGGCTCTACCTTGCGTTGCTTCGCCTCCACCAGAGCCTATCGACCACAACGTACCATCAGTTTTGCCGGCAAGGGTAAAGTACCTACCTGCAGAAACATTCAACCAAGTTGTTAGTGCACCTACTTGTTTTGGACTTGAATATGGTGAAGTATTACCTACACCTAATTGCCCGTAGCTATTACCACCCCATGCCCACATGGTACCATCCGTTTTAACTGCCATGGTGTGATTTCTACCTCCAGAAACTCGTGACCAAGTTGTTAGTGCACCTACTTGTTTGGGACTTGAATAGTTTGTAGTATTACCTACACCCAATTGACCAACATTGTTTATACCCCAAGACCATAGACTACCATCGGCTTTGATAGCCATGCCATGATAACCTCCTGCGGCAACACTTAACCAAGTAGTTAAAGCACCAATTTGTACTGGACTAGATCTATTTGTGGTATCGCCTAACCCCAATCGACCAGAGCTATTACCGCCCCATGACCATAAGTAAAATTCTGGTGGTGGTGGAGGAGGCTGAATATTGACTCCGCCTAATATAGTTATTCCGATTAGATCCATTTTGTTTTCTTATTATCTTTTACAATTTATTAAAATGTTATTGAACCAGAACTGGTCCATTTATATATTCTATATCCGCCGGATACTATTACGTTGGGAGATCCTGTTGTATTTGATGCGGCCGGATTAATATCTTCGTAACGAAGTATAACTATACCGGAACCACCAGCTCCGGAACCGCTACCGTTGCCTACTTGATTACCGCCGCCGCCACCGCCGGTATTTACATTGCCGGCAGCATTACCGGCACCGCCGCCGTATCCTATACTAGCTGTGATATCGGATCCGCCACCAACGCCACCGGATCCGCCTCCGGCATATCCAACACTTGTACCGGATATAGAGGAGTTTATACCTGCTCCACCAAAACCGCCGGCGGTGGTGGTGGCTGCTGCTCCAACTGCGCCAGCGCCACCACCACCGCCACCGCCACCAGTTTCTTGGCCACCACCAGCTCCGCCATTATAGCCTTGTCTTGGTGGTCCAGCAGTTCCAGAACCGCCGCCACTTGCTAGTCTACCACCTTGACCACCACCCGATCCACCGTTATTTATAGAACCTATGCTGCCGCCGGCGGCATTACCTGCACCACCGCCGATTGCTGTTGCAGTTCCGCTTATTGATGAATTTGCCCCAACACCGCCATTTAGTCCGTTGTTATTTCCTGTAGCAGTGCCGCCGGCACCTACTGTAATAGTAAGTGTAGAGCTACTAACTAACAAGGCTGTTCCTGTTAATAATCCGCCGGCGCCACCACCGCCACCACCGCCCCGCTGGTTATCAGCTGATCCACCACCTGCACCGCCCGCGACTACAAGGTATTCTATAGTAGGAGTCACCGGCGGTGTTGGAATATGCACCGCAGTCAATGCTCCGTTTATTCTTACGCCTGAAATTGTTAGTGCCATTTTGTTCTTTTAATTTTTAGCTACTGATGGCTAAAGACCATCGTTGACCTGCGGCAACACTTGACCAATTAGTCAATGAACCCACTTGAATCGGACTAACTACCGGTGTAGTAGTAGTGCCATCACCTACTTCACCATATGAATTCCTGCCCCAAGACCACAAGGTACTGTTAGTTTTAATTGCCAAATTATGATATCTACCCGCGGAAATCTTTAACCAATTGGTTAACGCGCCAATTTGGGTTGGACTAGATCTACGTTCTTGATCACCTAATCCCAATCTACCGGCGCCAGTGTTACTATTATCACCCCATGACCACATGGTGCCATCTGTTTTAATGGCCACGCAGTGACTACTACCTCCAGCAATACTTGCCCAAGTAGTACCTGCACCAACTTGTTTTGGACTAGAATAATCTGTAGTATTGCCTAGTCCCAACATGCCATAAGCATTTCTACCCCAAGTCCATATGGTACCATCTGTTTTAACTGCAATACCGTGATAAGAACCCCCAGAAACTCTTAACCAATTGGTTAATGCGCCAATTTGTACTGGGCTAGATACATTTGTAACATTACCTAAGCCTAGTGCACCAAAAGTATCATTTCTACCCCAAGACCATATGGTACCATCTGTTTTAATTGCAGCGGTCCAACTTCCCGAACCTGCAGAAACACTTGCCCAAGTGGTGCCTGCACCAATTTGTACTGGACTAGATACACTTGTGGTATTGCCTAAACCCAATTGACCATAATTATTTTTACCCCATGACCACAAGGTGCCATCTGTTTTAACGGCCATGCTGTGATACCTACCTGCACTAACATTTAACCAAGTAGTTAATGCACCAACCTGTACTGGACTAGATGTATTTGTAGTATTGCCAAGGCCTAATTGACCATCGCCATTGAGACCCCATGCCCACATGGTACCATCTGTTTTAGTCGATAAACTGTGATAGCCCGCCGCAATATTTAACCAAGTAGTTAATGCGCCGACTTGTGTTGGACTAGCTACATTTGTAGTATTGCCTAACCCTAATTGACCGGCATTGTTTCTGCCAAAACTCCATAGGTAATATATTGGTGGAGGAGGAGGTGGAATATGCACCGCATTAAGATTACCGGTTATAGTAAAACCGGAGATGGTCAGGGCCATATTACACCTCTTCTTTTAAATTAAACTAACGCGTCTAATTCGTCGTGTGTTGTTGCGGCGGTAACTGCTGCAACTTTAGAGTCTGCTGTAGCTTGTGCTGCAGCAATTGCTTCTGCGGTATGAGTTCCAGGTGTCATCTCATTTTGCATATTCATGCGAGCAACCGCAAAATTAGCATTAGAAATCATGCTGTTTTTACGATCTTCAACTGTGATATCTACTGCATCCCAGATGATTTGAACTGGATCTACGTTTAGATCATAGCGGTGAGCCGCAAACTGTTGACGATGTGCAACTAGTTCAGCACGAACTTCTACTGCATTTCTCCAGCCTTCTTGGCCTTCGGGTGGTGCAGAGTCCCAAACTTGTTTAACTTCGCCGTCTAATACTTGTACAAATAATGCCATTTTTAATCTCCTAATGTTAAATGGGTGTCTGTTATATTTATAATATAAGATATTCCAAATTTTCGGTTTAACCCGGTTGTAGGAATATAAGGTGTGTCAATCTACTGTTGTTAACGTCTGTTCCAAAATGTTGGCCCATATGGTGCCATAACCAGGGCCTGAACAGCACTGCCCGATTAAACTTAATGTCTACATTCAATTCGGTTTTCCATAAATCAGTATTTATACCCTCAGTTTCAAAGAAATTTCGCATATCTTCAAATGTTTTTACTCCAATTGCGTCACTTTCGGTGTAATCTTTAGGGGCAATAGTCATACCGGTTCTTTTATGGGAAACAATTTTTGTCCCGGCATCTCTACCTTCATAATGCTCGGGCAGACTTAAATAAACTACTCCTGCCCATGTTTGCCCGGGGGTTGGATCAAAATGCACAATTTGTTTTGCAATGTCTTTTTCTCTAGTATGTCTGAAATATCCGTTGGCTGAAGGCTTTGCAGGCTTTACGGTTTCGCCAGTTGCTTTACATAACATTTTTGTAATGGTTGTATCCCAATACGATCTCGTGGTGTTTAGCCCTGGATAGTTGGGTGTCAGGCCTTCTGGCTCATACTCCGCGTTCAATGCCATATCCCGCATCATATAAGGATCGGAATAAAAATCATCTATAACTATTACTTTTTTATCAAATTCCATTTTTAATATCAAACTGTGAAAAATATTTACATAAACTCTCACCAAGTACTTCTTGTGCAGAATCACTGGTCTTTTCTAATTTACCTCTGATTGTATGCAGATCTTTCAATCCCCATGCAGTATCTTTGGCTTCACCGCAAGTATTTGTGATACTATCGAACTTGTGGTCATATCTATTTATTTCCAAGAAATCGTATATCTTATTAATTGTGTCTTGAGGTGTTTGTACTAGATCATCATACTGCACAAAATATAAATTTTCTTTATAATTTTTCATGCCTATCTGTAAACTTTCCCACGGATCTCTAATATAGGATTCCCACAGTTCCATTGCTCTTGTGTTTGTATTTATCGGCTTGCGCTTTTTTTTCAATGCTGCATCAATAAAATTGTTTGGATCTTTATTAAGTAGCTTGATGAAACTTGTGACAACTTCCGCAACCGGTCTGTTGGTACAAATGACCTTGGGGTTTTCAGAAATGTGTAGCTTTGCTGGCATAACATTCCTTGCCCAAGCTCTGTGCTTGTCTATAATATGAGGCTTCTTTATGCTCTCATAATATGCTTTGGGTAACGCAGTGTATATGGATGCAGATTGATTTTCAACATCAAAGGTATATTGCTGAGTAACTCTATTGAGTGCCTCATTTTGCAGGCATAACAAATCCAATAAAGGACTTGTGGGGGAAACATATACCTCTGGATTTTGATTTAAAATTGATCCAAGCAATGTTGAACCTGATCTAGGTAAGCCGCTTAAAAAGTATATCATTGTATATTCATTCCCAAAAGTTTTTCTCTAACTTTCACAAAAGGTGCTTCCCAATCTCCGTATTTTTCTTGGCGCATCAAGGTAAAGCAATCATAATAGGGAGTACGATCTCCATCTAATGCATATAAGAAGTATGGCATAATTGGAGTAACAACCCAGGTATCAACACCCATAGCACCAGCAAGGTGACTGACAGATGTGCATGAACTAATTACCAGATCACATTCGGCAACTGCTTTACGAGTATCTTCCCATGTATTTAATGGAACTTTTCTAACCCAGAATGGACATTCATCTTCGCCCTCATCTCTTTGCAAGCTAATAAACTCTGCATTGATACCTCGAAGTGCCTCAAACATTAATTCTGATGGGAACTTCTTATGATGCTCATGCTCAAATTGTGGGTTGCCTTGCCATCTCAATCCAATACGCATCTTTTTGCCTTTGATTGAGAATGGCTTTCTAATGTAAGGTGCGCCGGATATGTCGTCAAGTTCTAATCCCAACGGAACAGCTGCAGACATACCTGCTACCCAGAAATCATGATATACTCCATAGATTGATTCGTGTTGCACAACTGCGGATACACCCTCAACATCTATAAACAAAGATGCCAACATACCAGTACAACATACCATGACTTTACATCCTCGATCTGCAATAACTTTTGCATAACGAACTTGGTGTATTTGATCTCCCAATCCACCTTCAAGGTATAGCATTACGATACCTTTTGTTTTTCCATCCCACATAGGCATAGGTGTATCTGGTCTACTGTTTCCAAACACACCAACAATCCGACCACGATCCATTAGGCTATAACCTTTTTGGATTTCACCTTGACGCAAATAATACCAACCTCTGTTATAAGCTGCTCTATGGTTAAGTGGTTCAGCTGCTTCTATTTTTTGAGAAAGTCTCCAACCTTCATCGAAGTCTCCTCGGGTACTTGCTTCGAGTTGAAAATCAAGATCGTGTTTTTCTTGTACTGTTCTTGGAGTTTTTAACCAGAACTCACCCTGACAGAATGTGGGATAATGATGCTTTAATAATTCTCTCGGGTCTTGATTATGCTGACGCTGTAGTACAGGTTTAATATCATGCATACCTGCATACCCGTGAATGTTCTCATCGTCTTCTGATACTGTAGAACCATCAATATTCCCAAAGTCATAATTAAAATCTGGTAGACCCAAGAACTCATGAATACGTTTTAGTTCTTTCTTGGGATCTTTAACTAAATCCTCATACTCAACAAACAGGAAATTTTCTGGGGCAAATTTATACCCTTCTTGCAATGAGATATAAGCTGCCTTCAAGTGATCCATTAACTGACCTGAATAGATAAGTTGATCTAAGTCTGTGGGTTTTGCCACACGAACAAAAGATGCAGCACAATCGGGCACGGAACGAACCGTTGCAATAACTTTAGGTCTTCTTTCAAGAACCGCAGACATGGCTGCCATAATTTGTGGAATAGGCCATCCGCGAGATTTATCTATAACAACGGGCTTGTCTACATCTGAGTAAAACGCATCAATAGTCCCTCGCATTGTTGCCGCCAATTTAGAACGATCCGCATCGTTCTCATTTAATAACCCAGCACTATGCCAAGTATTTGCCAAGCCATCTAAGGCATGGACCAACCCAGATGTTGTACTAACATGGGTCATTGGATTTTGATTTAAAATGGCTGCCAGAACTGTAGAACCAGAGCGGGGAATGCCTGCAAGAAAATGTAGTTGTTTATTCATAAAATCACCTAATTATTGTGGTATATACTAATATTTTATCGGATTTAAGATATTTTGTCAATACTTATCCCACCATTCTCTCCAATTTATAAATGGATCCTTTTCGGTATCGAATTGCATATGTAGTGCAAGACTTGGAATCGGTATAAGCAAAAAATATCCGCGTGTTTTAAACAACTGATTAATGGATTCATCTTCCATTGTTGGGGATACTTTACTTGTTCCCATTTTATAAAACAAATCCCATTCGTTTTTTATAATGCTAATGTGCGTCATAAAACAACTTGAAGTCAAGATGTTTGTTCTCCAATGTCTACCTGAAGATTGTACTACGTATGAGGGAATTTGTGTATTTACCGGAATGTAATGATAGGGATCATTGAATGGGAAAATACTAACAGGTTTATTTAATCTGGTGCTGGCATCTACCCAGGTGTTGACCATATCACGAATTGCGTTTATTTCATATAGGTAATCATCTTGAACAAAGTATACTAGGTCTTTACCAAATTGTTTGCCGTGTTCGTAACATCTAAGAATTGAGGGCATAATGCCTCTTGTTTCCAATTGCGTAATGTTATATGGTACATTGCATTTAGATGCAATACTTATTAGTTTATCGAATGAAGCCTCATCCGAATGATCGTCAAATACTTGCAGGGAAATATCAACGTGCGGTAATAGATCAGATGCATAGTTAATCGATTCAACAAGACTTGTAACGCATCTGCGCATAATTTCAGCTTTGTCTGTACCGCAGTATCTTTGTTTTGTAGTATCTCTGCTTTTTACGGAATGTGTCTGCAATACTACTAATAGATTCAATTTATTCATTCTTTAATTACCTTCAATTTAATATTAACTTCCATGATAATGTTATTGTGTTCTTGCACATATCTTTCAACTTCTTCTTCGGGTCTGCCGTTGAATATTTTATAATATCTTTGATCAGGAATATTTTCCACTTCTGCAAGCTCAAAGTCTACATTGTAATAATGCGCCAATCTAGAAGCAGATTCTCCTCGTTGTTTGCATAGATCATTGTATTTTTTACTAAAAAGCCCTAATCCTTCAGCAGTTATTGGTCTACGATGTGTTGGATCATTTGCAAAATATTCATGTCTATGATGTGGTACTACAATATCAATTATAGCATCATGCTTACAAACACGATATAGTTCTTTGATTGCGTGAAAATACCCTTCGCCCATGTGCTCTAACACATGATGCGCAATTACTTCTTCTACGGAGTTATCTTCAAACGGCCATGTGTCGTTTTCGAGATCAAATTTAAAATCAGGATTACAATTATCATCGTAATCACAATTTAAAAATCCATCATATTGTTTATCACCTGCTCCAATATTTAATTTCATAATATTTCCAATAATTTACTTTTCTATTAATCTAAAAATTTGCACAATTCCACTATCAAATGAATGGAATAACCAAGGCCTGAAAAATACAGCTTGCCCCGGTTTCAACTGATGGTTAACCATTAGATCCCATTCAAATAAATTTCTATAATTGTGTTGGTATCCGTCTAATGCAGTTAATGCGCCGGATTTGTGTTCAAAGATGTTAAATGTAGATTGATCTATTGCGACTACAAGTAACCATTCCTTTAAAGAATCAAATCCTTCGAAGTGTATCAGTAATTCGGGGAATCGAAACACGCCCGACTTTTCTCTATCAACTGTAACATCTTTACCAAGTACGGTTGAGAATAGTTTATCTGCGTCTGCAGGGATGTGATTGAAATTTAATATTTCTTTACCAAACTCAGTTGATTGAAAGTTTAAACCTCTAACCACATTATGTAAATTGGTTGCGCTTTCTACATTATAAAATTCATCAACCGTCATTGTTTTAATTAATGCCATACTAAAATATTCCCGTTATAATTTAATTATATATTATTTATCATCCTAATCCTATACTATGGCTGTATCCAGTAGCTACAGTAAGCCAATTTGTTAAGGATCCGACCTGGTTTGGCTCACTTCTACCAAAAGTATCTCCAAGACCAAGTTTACCGTTAAAGTTATCTCCCCAAGACCACAATGTACCGTCGGTTTTAGTTATTATGCACTGAGTGTTCAAAGCTCCAGTCCCAGCATTTGACCAAGTTGTTAATGCACCAACTTGTTTTGGACTAGAATAACTTGTGGTATTACCTAAACCCAATTGTCCAGATGATCCTCTACCCCATGTCCACAATGTACCATCAGTTTTAATTGCCGCGCAGCTATTATACATCGCACGAATTTTTGACCAATTTGTTAATGCCCCAATTTGTACTGGGCTTGAAAAGTATGTAATATTACTTAGACCTAATTGACCATAACCATTATTTCCCCAGCTCCACATAGTACCATCAGTTTTAATAGCAATCGAAAAATTGGATTGTCCCCCGCAACTACCACGTGCCCAAGTTGTTAATGCACCAATCTGTACTGGACTAGATCTATGCGCAGTATCGCCTAGTCCTAATTTGCCATGATGGTTCGCGCCCCATGACCACATAGTACCATCTGTTTTAATGGCTATGGAGTGATCAACACCGGAGGAAACACTTGACCAATTTGTTAATGCCCCAATTTGTACTGGACTAGATATATTTGTAGTATTACCTAAACCAAGCTGACCTAAGTTATTTTTACCCCACGACCAAATAGTACCATCTGTTTTGATGGCCATGCTGCAACCGAAGCCTGAACTAACACGAGACCAAGTGGTTAATGCACCAATCTGCACTGGACTAGATCTATTTGTAGTATCACCTAAGCCCAATACGCCTTGATAATTTTCACCCCATGCCCATAAGGTGCCGTCGGTTTTAATTGCTTGACTATTTGAGTATCCTGCACCTACAACAGACCAATTCAAAGACCCAACTTGTTTTGGACTTGAATAATTTGTCGTATTGCCTATACCTATTTGACCACTGCTACCGCTCCCCCATGAATATATTTTATATACTACCGGAGGCGCAGGCCAAATGCCTGCTCGTTTTGCCTGCATTTGATCTGCAGGATTAAAAATTCCAGAAGCAGATGAAGTATTAACTACTGTGGGTGTTGCAGATATTAATCCGCCGTAATACTTTTTAACCATATTAATTTATATTGTTATTTATTGCTTAGTAGCCAACACGAATCGATGGGAATTTCCTGCAACAACATCTATCCAGGTAGTCAACGATCCAACTTGATTTGGACTAGTATTATTAAAAATATAGCCTTGTGCCAGGACTCCACCCTGATCACTTCCCCATGCCCATAATGTACCATTTGTTTTAATTGCGGTGGTGAAATAATTACCTGCAGAAACTTTTAACCAATTAGTTAAAGCTCCAACTTGGTTCCAAACGTATGTACTCGAAGTTCCGTTATTTCCCAGTTCTCCATATGAATTCTGGCCAATAGTCCATAATGTACCATCAGTTTTAGTTGCTGCATTGTGGTTGCGGTTAGCAGCAACCGACGCCCAATTTGTGCCTGAGCCAACTTGTGTTGGCTCAGATCTTTTTACAGTATCCCCAAATCCTAATCTGCCCTGAAAACCACTTCCATTAGTCCCCCAGGCATACAACGTACCATCTGTTTTAATTGCAAAACTTGTATTATAACCTGCAGAAATCTTTAGCCAAGTGGTTAGAGCACCAATCTGTTTTGGACTCGAATATGCTGTAGTATTACCTAAACCCAATTGACCGTCATTAGCAGATCCCCAACTCCACAATGTACCATCGGTTTTAACTGCCAAACAATGAAATTGAACAACTGAAGTAGTTTTCCAATTGGTTAAAGCGCCAATTTGTTTAGGAGAAGAATAATAAGTACTATTACCTAGACCCAGTACTCCGGCGTTATTAGCACCACAACTCCACATCGTGCCATCGGTTTTAACTGCAATAAAGCATTGTAAACCTGCGCTAACACTTTCCCAATTAGCTAATGCACCTACTTGCGTTGGACTAGAAACTGGTGTGGTATTACCAAGACCCAAACGACCATACCCATTTCTTCCCCAGGCCCAAAATGTTCCGTCAGTTTTAATAGAATATCCTGAGTGTCCTCCGGCTGCTATAGTTTTCCAATTGGTTAAAGATCCAACTTGTTTAGGTGAGGAATAAAGGTTAGTATTACCTAAGCCAAGGTTACCATATGAATTTTGCCCCCAAGACCAAAGATTGTATGGGATAGGAGGTGCTGCAGGCGTAGGCCAATTGCCTGCTCGTTTTGCCTGCATTTGTTGAGTAGGATTGAATATTCCAGAAGCGGATGAAGTATTAACTACCGTTTTGGTGGCAGATATTAGTCCTCCATAATACCTTCTTTTCATATTAGCTTATATCCTCATAACTGCAAGTTACGTGAAGAACATTTCCAGTATCTGCAGTTGCCCCTAAACTTGTATTTTCTTCCAAGTAATATTGACTGCTTTTATCTATAACATTTAATGTACTGTTTCCAGGAACCGTTGTCCGGCCAACAATATTAAATGCATTGCCACTCAAGCTAGCTGCAGAATAATAACTTATTGTTACATTTGCAGACGTTGAAGTGTAATTTGAAACGTTCAATACATTTATCTTTAAACATTTGCCAGAACTAGCGGCATTGTTTAGTATAGAAGTTGCAGTTATAGTTGTTAAGTTTGCTCCCGCTGTTTTACCATTGATTATTGTTGCGCCGATTATGTTTGGTGCTGCCATGTTATCCTCCGAATATTAATGAATAGCCCACTGCTGCAGCTGCGCTTCCGCCTGCGCCTCCGCTACCAACAGTAGTCCAACCTGATGAAGTGTATACAACCAACGCGTTTGCGGTTGTGTTATAAACTGTATCGCCTTGTAATGCAGTTGCTAAAGCATTAGTATTAGAATAATTTGCAAATCTTATTGGCGTTGAAGCCTGTACTCTGCCGGTCGATTGTGGCGATAATAAAATATTACCAGATGTTGATATTGTTAAATCACCAAATCCATTAATAATTCCTGCAGTATTGCCAGAACTTAATGTTACAACAGATGAATTTGCACCTGTTGCAAGAATAATATTTCCGCCGGATGTAATATTAACATTACCCGCGGAGAAAATTGTTCCACCAGCTGCGCCTGTACCATTGGCATAGAATGCGTTTGCTATTACGTTACCGGTGTTAATGTTGCCGGTATAAGTTATTAGGAACGCGGCAACATTGGCATTGGCAAATTGACTACCTTGTGGGTTTGCTGCAAGATAAGCAATAACATTTGAAACAACTCTTGCATTTGTATAATATAAGTTACCACTTGAAGCAAGTTCTGCAACATTGGCAGTTGTTAAATTAGCCTGCGTAACTGACCCACCGGCTGATATACCAGTAACCGTTCCTCTAAATGTTATCGGACTGTTGACAAAAATGTTACCGCCAGCCAAATTCAAATTACCTGTAGCACTTAACAATAAGTTACTAGATGTCGATAATTCTGCAGAGCCTGTACCTGTAGCAATAAATGTATTTGCAATTATGTTTCCGCTTGCAAGAACATTTGAAGCTGTTAAATTAATGGTATTATTTTGAGCAATAATGTTCAAATTACCGGTTGAATTTAATGTGCCGGACGTTGCTGAAGGTGAAATAACTGTGTTAGCTATAACATTACCTGCGGAAATATTACCGGTATATGTTGTTAAGAATGCACTCACATTTGCATTACTATAACTTCCGCTTGTAGGATTTGTTAATAGATATGCTGCAACATTGGCATTACCATATGTACCGCCTTGTGGGTTTGCCGCAAGATAAGCAATAACATTTGAAACAACTCTTGCATTGGTGTAATATAGGTTGTTTAATTCTGTTACATTTGCCGTTGTTAAATTAGCCTGAGTAACCGATGCACTTGCAATACCCGTAACCGTTCCTCTGAATGTTATAGGGCTATTGACAAAAATGTTACCACCTGCCAAATTTAAATTGCCGGTCGCGCTTAATAACAAATTGCTTGAAGTTGAAAGTTCTGCGGAACCTGTACCTGTAGCAGTGAATGTGTTAGCAACAATATTGCCAGATGCAAGAACAGTATTTGCAGTTAAATTAATTGTGTCACCGGAAACAATGTTCAAATTACCAGTTGAATTTAATGTGCCAGATGTTGCAAACGGTGAAATAACTGTGTTAGCAATAACATTGCCAGCATTAATATTGCCGGTATATGTTGTCAGGAATGCGCCGACATTAGCATTACCAAAATTACTTATTATTGGATTTGCCGTTAAATAAGCAGTAACATTAGATAACACACGAGCATTTGTGTAATATAAATTGCCACTTGCGGCATTTTCATTTACATTTGCAGTGTTTAAATTAGCAGTTAATGCATAAGATGATAGTACTCCAATAACATTAGAATAAACTCTTGCATTTGTGTAGTATAGATTTGAACCTTCAGCAATACTAGAAGTCGTTAAGGTTAACCCTGTTAATCCTCCTCTTAATACCAGATTACCATTAACAAAAACATTTGGAGCAGTTAAGTTCAAATTACCGGCTGCACTTAATAATAAATTACTTGTGGATACTATTTCACCGGAACCTGCACCTGCTGATATAAATGTATTTGCAACAATGTTGCCTGATACCAATACGTTGGGCGTGGTTAAATTAATTGTACCCACCGCAGTAATATTTAAATTGCCAGTAGATGTTAGTGTAGCTGATGTTGCCGTAGGAGAAACAAAGCTGTTAGAAATTATATTTCCTGCAGAAAGATTGCCCGTATATGTTGTTAAGAATGAAGCAACATTGGCATTACTAAATGATGAAGATGCTGTAGGAGCAGCCCAGAATAAATTGCCTGTGCCATTTGTTTGCAGTATATACCCGGTCACCCCATCGGTCTTTGGCCATGCTTGCCCATCTAATATAATTCTACCTGTGCCGTTTGCAACCAATTCTATGTTGGAATTTCCGGTAGTTGATATAGATAGAACACCCACGTTGTCTATTATGCCGCCGGTTAAAATTAAGTTACCTGCAGCAATGTTACCAGTGTATGTTGGCAATGCCGCTTCAATATTTGATAATACTCGAGCATTGGTATAATATAAGTTTGAACCTTCGGCAATGCTTGATGTTGTTAGTGTTAATCCAGTTATTCCGCCTCTTAGTACTAAATTGCCGTTAACAAAAACATTCGATGATGTTAAGTTAAGATTACCGGCTGCACTTAATAACAAGTTACTTGTGGATGCAACTTCGCCTGAGCCTGCACCGGTCGATATAAAATTATTTGCTACAACATTACCTGACACCAATACGTTTGGTGTTGTTAAATTAATTGTTCCGGCCGCAGTAATATTCAAATTACCCGTTGATGTCAATGTTGCTGAAGTTGCGGTTGGCGATACAAAACTATTGGCAATTACATTACCGGCACTTAGATTGCCAGTATAAGTTGTTAAGAAAGAACTCACATTGGCATTGCCAAAACTAACAGTCGCAGGATTTGCTGCTAAATATGCAATAACATTTGATACTACTCTGGCATTGGTATAATATAAGTTTGAACCTTCAGCAATGTTTGAAGTAGACAATGCTGATAATGCGCTTATAACATTAGAGTAAACTCTTGCATTCGTGTAGTATAAGTTTGAACCTTCAGCAATGCTTGATGTTGTTAAAGTTAAGCCTGACAGAGCACCTCGTAATACTAAATTGCCATTAACAAATACATTTGAAGATGTTAAGTTTAAATTACCAGCTGCGCTTAATAATATATTGCTTGTGGATGTAAGTTCTGCAGAGCCTGAGCCGGTTGCAATAAATGTATTTGCTACAATATTGCCTGACACCAACACATTGGTTGTTGTTAAATTAATTGCACCTGCCGCAGTAATATTCAAATTGCCGGTAGATGTTATTGTTGCCGCTATTGCAGTAGGTGACAGAATTGTATTTGCAATTACATTACCTGCACTAATGTTACCGGTGTATGTTGTTAGGAATGAAGCAACATTGGCATTGGCAAATGATGATGCAGGTGCTGCCCAAAATAAGTTGCCTGTACCATTTGTTTGTAGTACATAACCATTAATGCCATCGGTATGTGGCCATGCCTGCCCATCTAATAAAATTCTGCCATTACCTGCCGCAGATAATTCTATGTTGGAATTTGAAGTGGTTGCAATTGTCAATACACCAACATTATCTATTATTCCACCTGTCAATATTAAATTACCTGCAGCAAGATTGCCGGTGTATGTTGATAGGAATGATGCAACATTGGCGTTACTAAAACTACCACTTACCGGATTTGCCGCAAGGTAAGCAGTAATATTTGATAAAACTCTGGCATTGGTATAGAAAATGCTATTGCCGGATTCAATTACGTTGGCCGTATATAGATTCAACCAAGTTGTTGCAGAAATATTACCCGCACTAATTAAATTGGCGCCTGTAAACGAACCACCGGAACCACTGCCTGTTATAATGTTATTGGCAACAATATTGCCCGATGCAATAACATTCGGAGATGTCAAATTAATTGCACCTAACGCAGTAATATTCAAATTACCTGTTGATGTTATTGTTGCAGCTATTGCTGTAGGTGAAATAATTGTATTGGCAATAACATTGCCTGCAGTAATATTACCGGTGTATGTTGTTAGAAACGCACCTACATTTGCGTTACCATATGTACTAATTGCGGGATTTGCTGCCAAATATGCAATAACATTTGATACTACTCTGGCGTTGGTGTAATATAAATTGTTTAATTCCGCAACATTGGCTGTGGTTAAATCTACTACATTGGCTTTTAATCTTAAATTAGACTCAACTTGAGCATTAACTCTGGCATTTGTATAGAATAGATTGTTTGTACCTTCAGTAATACCATTTGTATTGCCTGAGAATGATGATGCACCTACTCCCGTTAGAGAAGAACCATCACCAAAGAATTTTGTTGCGATTACATTACCAGATGCAATAACATTGCCGGAATTTAATGTAATATTTCCAGTGCCCGTGATATTAACATTACCGGTAGAAGATAATGTAGCAGAGCCTGTACCTACTGATATAAATGTATTTGCAATTAAATTACCGCTTGCAATAACATTTGTGGAATTGATATTGACTGCACCTGCGGCAGTCATTGTAATGTTTCCAGTAGATGTAATCAACCCAGCAGATGCGCTTGCTGATATAAATCCATTTGCTATTACATTACCAGTAACATTTAGATTGCCTGTGATATTATTAACATTTACGGAAACGCCAGTCAAATTAGCAGAGATTTGACCATTAGCAGCGATAATAATGTTATTACCCTGTAATGACGGCATTAATGCTATAACATTGGATGCTACTCTGGCATTTGTATAGTATAAATTATTACCTTCAGCAACATTGGCAGTTGTTAAATCAACTACATTGGCCTTGGCAGCCAATAATGATACCACATTGGCAAAAACTCTGGCATTGGTAAAATAAAGATTACTTGCAGATTCTGTTACATTTGCAGTAAAAATTCCAGAATAACTATTTGCTGTTAAAGGTCCGTTAACAACAATACTTGATCCAGTTAAAGTAACGACGCCGGTTGCGGATATTGATACGTTGCCGGTGGATGATAATAATCCAGAGCCTGGGCCGGTTGATATAAAAGTGTTGGCAATAACATTGCCAGTTGCGATAACATTTGTAGAGTTGATATTGACTGCACCCGCAGCAGTCATGGTGATGTTGCCAGAGGATGAAATTAAGCCAGCAGAAGCACTTGTGGAAACGAAACCATTGGCAATTACATTGCCGCTAACATTCAAGTTGCCAGTAACAGAAGAAACACTTACCGCAGACAGGTTTGCTGAAATAAGACCATTTGCTGCAATAGAGATATTATCGCCGGCAACAAGAGCGCCGATTGCCCTGGCGTTACTGAAATATACATTACCAGAACTTGTGTTTCCCGATTCAATAACATTACCGGTAAATATACTTTGGAAGGAAACATTGCCGGTGTTGGCACCCAGCAATTGGCCGTTACTTCCTCCATTTCCACTGATTAAACTTACATCTATTTTGCGAGCCATCTCTTGACCTTTTTATTGTTATCTACTATATTTATTGCCAACGATTATTCTACTTAAAACGTAATGGATCCTGAACTGGTCCATTGATATATTCTATATCCGCCGGATACTATTACGTTAGGTGACCCTGTTGTACTTGTTGCTGATGAAAATGTATCTGCATAGCGGATGATTACAGTACCAGAACCTCCGGAACCAGCTATACCAGTTGTCCATCCTAAACCTCCACCACCACCGCCGGTATTTACGTTGCCAGATGTTGCACTTGCTGTTCCACTAGCCGCCATAACGCCTGCACCACCACCTCCGGAACCACCATTTCCAGCAGTAGAGCCACCTTCACCGCCACCGCCACCGCCACCAGCATAATAAGTTGCAGTCCCGGTAATAGAACTAACTGCACCAATGCCGCCATTGCCACCTGTTCCCGGAGAAGTACCATTTCCGTTTGCACCGACACCTCCCGCTCCGCCACCGCCACCAGCAACATAAATTGTATTAGGACTAGTTCCGCGTGTTCCCGAACCACCATTATTACCTTGTCCTGCAGTACCTGTTCCACCAGCAATAGTTGTAAAAGAAGCAGCAGAAGAACCACCGCCACCAGAACCGCCATTAGCGCCAACTGAAACATATGCGCCACCACCGCCGCCGCCTATTGCTGTTACCGTAGTAAATCCAGAACCAGATATACTTGAGTTAGCACCAGAAGCGGCTCGATTATTTGTTTGAGTTTGTGTTCCTTGTATTCCAACACCACCTGCGCCAACTGTTATTGTGTATGTAACACTAACGGCTACGTTTGCCGTATTAGTTAGTAATCCACCTGCTCCGCCGCCGCCTCCGTCTGCTGAACCTCCTGCTCCTCCGCCAGCAACTACTAGATATTCTACCGTTGAAGTTGGAACAGGTGGCGGGGGCGGTTCTCCTGCAACTAAAATATTAACACTGACTTTTTGTCTTGCAATGGCACGAAAATTGTTCGCAGATGCAGAAAACTTTTGTGTAGTACTAACTTTTGCAGCACTATACTTCCGTAAGGTCATTAGGTAACCTCAGTGCCGAACAGATTAAAACTAATATTTGTGGTATTTGCATATACTGTTACAACGTCTGTGGCAGCCAATGTTACACCGATTGTTAGCGATATTGAATCCAAAGCAGGAACAGTTGCATCAAAGGCAATATAATGTTTGTTTGCCAGCGTTTCACCTGCAGGTCTTACTGCAATGCGATATGCTGCTGCACTGGCATTTTGATTACAAACTGATATTGTAGAAGTAACTGCACTTGTGCCCGACGGAACAGTATACAGTGTATTTGCTGTACCTGCTGAAGGACTGATCTGTCCCAATACTTTATATGTTATCGCCATTTTTATCTCTTATTCTGTTGTTGTAACAACTTCTACCCAATTTTGAACTTCTTCGTTCCATGCATAAATTTTATCATCATCTGGTTTTGCTATAGGTGCTTCCCATAAGCAAGTATTTTCATTTAATACCCAAGAATTAAATGGTGTTGGTGGTATAAATGCATCTCTTGTTGCATCATACCTATAACCAATACCAGCATAATTTTTTCGTAATGGAGTACCCCCATTGATGTGAACGCCTGCATGAGTGTTATAGCTTGTTTGTACCCAGCTTGCGGGATCACCAAACAAACCAGTATCAATTACATCTTGCTCGACAACGATAACCTGTGTAACGATACCGTTTTCTACTTTTGCGAAATGGCTCATTTTAAAAAACTCCTATTTTCCTGTTATTTATCAGAATGTTATTGAACCGGATGAGGTAAATTGATATATTCTATATCCGCCAGATACTGTTACGTTAGGTGAACCTGTTGTAGCTGTTGCTGCATTATATGTATCTGCATAGCGAAGGATTACAATTCCAGAACCACCAGCACCGCCAGAAAATCTTGATCCTGAATAAGCACCGCCACCACCACCCCCACCTCCAGAATTAGTGCCGCCGGCGCCACCGGCGCCACCGGTTGTTCCACTTGCTCCTCCGTTACTTCCGCCTGCACCGGATAATCCTGAACCAGAAGAACCTCCCCCACCTCCCCCCCCACCGCCGCCGCCGCCAGCAGAAAGTCTATAACCGCTACCGCCACCGCCGCCAGCATAATATGTTGCAGTTCCGGAAATATCAGTTGATGTACCGGAACCGCCGGTACCGCCAGTAGGGGATGCACTTGCAGGCCCCGCATTACCTCCAACAGTATTAGAGCCACCTCCACCTCCACCAGCACCATCGATAGAACCATTTAATCCACCTCCACCATTATTGCCTTGACTAGGTGATGTTGATGGCGTGTTTCCTGCACCGCCTGTTGTTGGTATAGTAGGAGATAAACCGTAACCTGTACCACCACCGGATCCACCAGAAGCGCCATTTAATCCAACTGAGGTAGTTCCATAACCCCCGCCAGTTGAGGTAATATCTCCAAATACAGAATTTGATCCCGAAATACCGTTGCCTCCGCCAGAGCCACCGGACCCACCACCGCCAACGGTAACAGTAATAGCAGAACCAGATGTTACAGAGTAACCAGCCGCAGTTCTGTACCCACCAGCACCGCCACCGCCACCATCAGAGCCACCACCACCTCCACCAGCAACTACTAGATATTCAACTGTTGGGGTAGGAGAAGGAGGAGGCGGAGTAATTGTTAGGGCTACCCCTGATCCGATTGAGATACCATTGAATGAAATTGCCATTTTTTTACTTTTAATTTATGACGAGATTGCAGTTGAATGTCTATATCCTGCAGAAACATTCAACCAATTAGTTAAAGCACCAATTTGTACTGGACTAGATCTATTTGTGGTATTACCTTGACCTAATTGACCGTAGCTATTACCGCCCCATGACCACAGTGTACCGTCGGTTTTAACTGCCGTAGTATGGAATTGTCCCGCATCAATTTTTGACCAAGTAGTCAATGCTCCAACTTGTACAGGGCTAAATATATCAGTAGTATTACCTAAACCCAATCGGCCTGTCTCGCCTGAACCCCAAGCCCATAATGTACCATCTGTTTTAATGGCTACATTATGCTGATATGCTGCTTCTATAATTGACCAATTGGTCAACGCACCAACTTGTGCTGGACTAGAACCACCGCCCGATCCTCCATCTTGTCCTGCATTGTTTCTACCCCAAGCCCACAATGTACCATTGGTTTTAATGGCAATCGTATGATGGTCTCCGCTAGTACAGCGCAACCAATTATTTAATGCGCCAACTTGCACAGGACTAGATCTATAAAATGTATTGCCCTGGCCCAACTGCCCATAAAAATTATTTCCCCATGACCACAGGGTACCATCGGTTTTTACGGCAAACGACGATGAACCGCCGGTGCCAATACTCGCCCACGTGGTTAATGCGCCAACTTGTTTGGGACTTGAATATGCTGTAGTATTACCGAAGCCAAGTTGTCCCGAGCCATTGGTTCCCCATGCCCACATGGTGCCATCTGTTTTTATAGCCAAACTATGCTCGCGGCCGCTGGCCAGACTACTCCAACCGGTTAATGCGCCAACTTGTACTGGACTAGATCTTGCGGTTGTAGTATTATCCCCCAATTGTCCACTGGCGTTATTACCCCAACTCCATAATGTACCATCTGTTTTTATAGCTGTATTATGATACCCACCGCCAGCAACACTTAACCAATTACCCAGGGCACCAATTTGCGTGGGGCTCGATCTATTTGTGGTATCTCCCACGCCCAATCTCCCGTGGTAATTTACTCCCCATGACCATAAGTAAAATTCTGGTGGCGGAGGCAGATCAGGTGTCTCGTATGAAAATGTTCCACCAAATGTTAGATTTTGAAATGTGATCATGTTTTTATATTACTTATTCTCTGATCCAAATACGCTGAAACTAACATTGGATGTATTTGCAGAAACTGTTACCACATCCGTTGCAGCTAAAGTTATACCAGCAGTAATGCCCAATGATTCATTTCCGGCAAGTGAAGTATTGAATGAGAAATAATGTTTGGAAGCCAGGGTCTCGCCAGCGGGTCTTATGGCAATACTAAATGTTGCAGACGAGGTTGAATAGTTGCAAACATTTAGAGTAGATATTACTGCACTGGTATCAGAGGGAACCGAATACAATGTGGTATTTGTATTCCCTGCTGGATTTGATTGACCAAGAACTTTAAATTGTAAAGCCATATTTTTATTCTCACAATCCTGCTAATAAGAACGGATTAAACGTCTGTGTTGTTATTGCCTCATTACCGAAGAATTTAACTTCAATTGTAGAGTTTGGTGATGGAGTGGGAATCAATGTTAATATTGTTCCTGATACTGTGTAGTCCGTAGTAGGAATCTGAACCAATCCGTCTATGGTAACAATGATACGTCTTGCTAACGATACAGAAGTGCCCAATGTTATATTTGCATTACCACCTGCGAATGTTTGACTATCTGTAATAGCATGTACGCCACCGCTGATTAAACCATTGGCTGCAAGAGTTATACCTTCACCTGCGGTCAACGCAGATACCACACGGGCATTTGTGAAATATAAGTTACTACCAACTTCTGCAACATTGGCAGTTGTCAGCCCAACAATAGCTGTTGCGAATACTGTTGCACTTACGTTGGCTGAAATTCTACCGTTCGCTTCAATTGTAATATTGTTTCCAGCCAATGTTGGTAACAATGCAATAACATTAGAGTAAACTCTGGTGTTTGTGTAATATAAATTATTTGTGCCTTCAGTAATACCATTTGTATTACCTGTAAATGATGATGCACCTACACCCGTTAAAGATGAACCATCACCAAAGAATTTTGTTGCAGTTACATTGCCAGTTGCTACAATATTGCTTGAATTTAAATTAATATTGGCCGCAGTTATGCTAACATTGCTTGCTGCATTGATATTAAAATTACTGGTAGACGTTATCGAACCTGTACCTGTAGCAGTTGATATGAATGTATTAGAATATACGTTGCCCGTTAATATAATATTTCCACCAGAAACAATATTAAAGTCACCGGTTGCCGTTAATGTACCTGTACCGGTTGCTGCAGCAATAAAGCTATTGGCAATAACGTTGCCTGCATTAATGTTACCGGTATATGTTGTTAGGAATGCACCTACATTTGCGTTACCATATGTGCTAATTACTGGATTGGCCGCAAGATACGCAATAACATTAGATACCACGCGAGCATTTGAGTAATATAAATTGCCGCCAAATTCATTTACGTTGGCTGTGTTTAAGCCTGTAACCGAACTTGCGTTCAATGTCGTTGTAGATGAAATCTGACCATTTCCGCTGATTGATATACCAGAACCTGCGGACAATGCAGAAACAACTCTTGCATTTGTAAAATATAAATTACCGCTTGTTTCAATAACATTAGCAGTATATAAACCAACCCAGTTTACAGCTGTAATGGTATTTGTGCTAATTAGGTTAGCCTCCGTAATAGAGCCACCTGTTCCGCCACCTACAATAGTGTTCGCAAAAATAACGCTAGCAGAAATATTATTTGCGCTAATTAAATTAGCACCCGTAATAGAACCGCCTAAGCCTTGGCCTGCAATAATCGCATTAGCATTAATATTGCCCGCATTAATATTGCCGGTATACGTTGTTAGGAATGCACCTACATTGGCATTACCAAATGTTCCGCCCTGTGGATTTGCTGCAAGATATGCCGTAACATTTGATAATACTCTGGCATTTGTGTAATATAAATTACTATTTGATTCGGATACGTTAGCAGTGGTCAAGCCAACAATGGATAAAACATTTACTGTTGCACTAGCTGTAGCAGAAATTCTACCATTTGCGGCAATTGTAATATTATCGCCGGCCAAGGATGGTAAGAATCCTATAACATTTGATTGAACTCTTGCATTTGTAAAATATAAATTACCACTTGTTTCAATTACGTTGGCTGTGTATAAACCAATCCAATTTACTGAAGAAATGTTATTTGTGCTGATCAAATTAGCACCAGTAACAGAACCTCCAGAGCCACCACCAATAATGGTGTTTGCAGTAATAACACTTGCAGAAATATTATTTGCGCTAATTAAATTAGCACCAGTAATAGAACCACCTAAACCAGTTCCCGAAATAATCGCATTAGCAATTACATTGCCTGCACTAATGTTACCAGTATATGTTGTTAGGAAAGCCCCAACATTGGCATTGCCATAAGTACTAATTACCGGATTTGCTGCAAGGTAAGCGGTAACATTTGACAATACTCTGGCATTTGAATAATATAAATTGCCACCAAATTCATTTACGTTGGCTGTGTTTAAGCCTGTAACAGAACTTGCGTTTACTGTTGCTGTAGATGATATTTGGCCGTTTGCAGATAATGAAATACCTGAGCCTGCGGACAATGCAGAAACAACTCTGGCATTTGTAAAATATAAATTACCACTGGTTTCAATAACATTCGCAGTATATAAATTGTGCCATGTTGTTGATGAAATTCTTCCCGCAGTAACATTTCCAGTTGTTACGATATTGTTTGAATTTAAATTAATGTTACTTGCTGTTATATTAACATTGCCGGCAGCATTAATATTAAAGTCGGATGTTGATGCAATTGATCCAGAGCCTGTTGCGGTAGATATAAATGTATTGGCAAAAACATTACCTGTTAATCTAATGTTGCCGCCGGAAACAATATTAAAATCGCCAGTGGCGTTTAATGTACCTGTACCTGGTGCAGTAGATATAAAACTATTTGCAATTACATTACCAGCACTAATATTACCGGTATACGTTGTTAGGAAAGCGCTCACATTAGCTGTGCCAAATGTGCCAACTTGCGGATTTGCTTCAAGATATGCAGTAACATTCGATAACACACGAGCATTTGTATAATATAAATTGCTATTTGATTCTGATACGTTAGCTGTGTTCAAACCTACAACTGAACTTGCGTTTACTGTTGTTGTGGATGAAATTTGTCCGTTACCGCTAATTGCAATACCGGAACCAGCTGACAATGCAGAAACAACTCTGGCATTTGTAAAATACAAATTACCACTGGTTTCAATTACATTTGCTGTGTATAGTCCAAGCCAATTTACAGATGAAATATTATTTGTACTAATTAGGTTAGCACCTGTAAACGAACCGCCTGTTCCTGAACCAGTAATAATTGTGTTAGCAATTACATTACCAGCACTAATGTTACCTGTATATGCAGATAACAGTGCAATAACATTAGCATATACTCTTGCGTTTGTATAATATAAATTGCCTGCAACTTCTGTTACGTTTGCAGTAGATAAATTGTTAACAGTTGTTTCAATTGTTGCTGTTACATTTGCCGTTGCACGAATCGTACCTGTAGCCGGGTCATAGATAATTGTAGAGTCGCCAGCGCTTAATGCCGCTCTTGCAAGAGCATTACTAAAATACTTGTTAGTGCCTTCGGTTAAATTACTTGTGGTGAAGTTGCTTAATGTTGATACTGTACCTTGTACATTACCAAATAATGTGGTAGCCGATAAATTTGCCAATCTAAATGACGCGTGCGCAGTATTGATAAAGATGTTTGCATCGGGTGCAGGATCGTAGTTATCAAATACTTTAAATGTTCCGTCGGTTGCATCTCTAAAGAAACCGGCATTATGATATACGCCATCGTTATAGTTAAATGCAATACCTAGATCCGGATTTGCAGATGGTGAACCATTGTTCAAATAAATCATATTGTCCGATATGGACAAATTATTTGAGCTGTGAGTTGTTACATTACCGTAAAAATTTACAGGCCCGGTAACATTTAATCCACCAAATGTAACATTTGAAGATGTGGATACATTTTGACCAATTGAAATACCGCCGGTTGTGTTATCATATGATACGCCAGTATCGCCAGATAATGCAGATCTTACACGAGAATTTGTATAATAAAGATTGTTTAGTTCTGTAACATTGGCAGTTGTAATATTTGCTGTTAAAGGACCGTTAATAACAACGCCATCACTACCGCTTAAAGTAACAATGCCGATCGCAGATACTGTTACGTTGCCAGTAGATGATATTAATCCTGAGCCTGGACCGGTTGATACAAAATTATTTGCAATTACATTGCCGCTAACATTCAAATTACCAACAACACTATTAACAGCTACCGCTAATAAATTAGCAGAAATTCTACCATTTGCAGCAATAATAATATTATCGCCGGCTAATGTGGGTAACAACGCAATAACATTAGATGCTACTCTTGCATTGGTATAATATAAATTGTTTAATTCTACAACATTTGCAGTAGTAAGGTCCGTAACATTTGCTTTAAGATTTAATAGCGGAGTAACATTAGATACTACTCTTGCATTGGTGTAATATAAATTGTTTAATTCTACAACATTTGCGGTTGTTAAATCTGTAACATTTGCTTTAAGATTTAATAGCGGAGTAACATTCGCCAATACTCTTGCATTGGTAAAGTATAAATTTGTACCTTCTGCTAAATCAGCAGTTGTAAAATTACTTAATGTTAAAACAGTATTTGCAACATTAGCAGTTAATGCAATATTTGCAAAATTAGCATTTGCAGCAAAAAATGCAGTATTAGCAACAAGCGAACTTTGAACTATTCCCAATATGGTATTGGCTACATTCGATAATTCGGTGGACGAAACAGTAATTATATTAGGAACCCAATTTGTTCCGTCCCATATTAAACCATATCCAAGACCAGGGGCAAGCGTTACAGTATCTACATCTGCTAACGCATTAATACTTATTGCTGATAAATTTGCCGTAGGTAAAATCCAAGCTCGGTTACCATCTACATTCGCAGTTAATACATAACCATTGGCAGCAGGCAAGCCTAAGTCTGGTTCAGTTTCCTCTAGACGTATAAATTCATAACGACTAGCGCTTACATTGGCGCTAGGTGTCTTTTTTACTCTACCCGATATTAGTTTAGTCATTTGCTGTTTCTAATAAACTCATAACTAATTTTAGTGCGGTGTTTGCACTGGCAAAAGCTACCACCTTTTGTCCCGTCTCTAATACAAGCTTACCTGTTAAAACACTTGCAGAATCCTTTGTGGGAATCTCAAAATCTTTGGCCAATTCAATTTGTTGATTTGTTGCCGTACTATGTAATAGAGTAGTTGATACCGTATTATTACTCACATTAGTTACTTGCAAAGATAAGATAATAGATGTTTTTAACGCAGGTGCGGTATAAATTACATTAGATTGTGTTGTAAGATTTGATGTTATTGTTTTAAATACGTTTAATGCTGTTGCCATTTATTATCCTTCGATTGCTAGTATATACGGTGTCATAACTGCAAACAATGCCTTATTGAATGTTCTACCTGTAATTGTGCCGTCAACTCTATTTATAACCAATCCTGTACCAATTCTAAAATCGCCAAGCTGGTCGGTACTAGTAAAGTATACTTTTCCTCCGCGCAATTCGGTAACTTCATTTTCCTGTATTGGTACGCCACCTAAAGACGGTAAAGCGGTTGCAATACTATTGCCTGCGCCAACATATTCAAATGTGTGTCCGCTTGATGAAATATAACTTCCTTGGTGGAATGAAACTCTTGAATTAGCTAATAAAGACTCATTAACTACCTCTAGGAATGTAACTGTACTTGTGTTACCAACTAATTCAGTTGCACCTCTAACGGTATAGAATGTGCCAGATCCATTACTAATATTTGCCCAATTTTGATTTACAAATTCCAATACTTCAGCTTTAATAAAATCTCTGTTTGCTAATACTAATTTTGTAGCATTAATTACATTAGTATTTGAACTCGGTGTAAAGGTAATTGGTACTTTTGTCGGCGCAACATTTGGACCGTTAGTAACAATATTTGCAATCAACCTTACATCTGTTAACAGTATATTTGCTTCTGTACTAGTTGCAAATGATGCAGCTGTTGTATTTTGTGTTACTGCATTTTGATAAACATTGGCAATTACGTTGCCGGTTACAATTTTTTCAACAAGGTTGCCAATAAAATAATAAGCAGCGCCTGTTTGAACAACCTGATTATTAATTTGCGTGTCTGTAGCATCATATTGGTAATAAAAAGTACCAGAATTAACTGATTGTCTATTTCCACCGTGTCTTAAATCAAAGGTGACACTTTCTAAAATATATCCAACATCTCTAGAACATTTTGTTGTTGCATTTGCACTATCAAGGAATGCAGTGTTTGCCCAGAAACCTGGGTATGTTGTATCAATGTAACCAATAACTTCTGCGGCAATAAATGATTTATTAGCAATAACTAAATTTGCAGCATTGCTAACATTTACGTTTGTATTTGCAGGATACTGATTAGGCACAATAATATCGGTTACACCTACTGTGCCGTTTTGAATTATATTTGTAACAACATTAAAATTATCTTGTAATCTTGCAGATTCTACTGCAGTGCCGCCTGTTCCATTTGAAGGTGATACGTTTGCCTGATATACTTGACTAACAGTTGTACCTTGTGCAAATTGAACTGCAATTTGCGCTGCAACATTAATTGCATTAATTGTTTCAATAGATTGATTAGGTATCGCCGATGTAGGTTGTGCCCAATACTGAAGACCAGCAAATGTTGCTTGTGTATTGCTACCATATGCCAAATCAAATGCCAAAGAGTCAACGATTAGACCAGTATCTCTTGAACACTTTTCTTGATTATAACTTGCAAATAAAGCAGAATCGCCATAATTTGGTTTAATAGGCAAGTTATAAATTACAACTTCGTTTGTTGCTTCTGTTATAGCATTTGCAACTTTGCCATAATACAATGGTTCGCTAACGCCGTCAGCCCATAAACCGTATGTGCCAAATGATGCATTAGAGTTTGTAACAGAACAGAATCCGCCATTTTCACATTTAATAGCAATATTACAACAAATTGTAAACACAGATACCAACTGAGTGTATCCTTTGTTTAACATATGGATACCTATACCGCCTTCATTCGTTTGGGTATAAGCATCGCACACCATTGATCTTAATCCAGAAACATAACGACCATCTACACGCATACCTGTACCGGTAGTTGTAATAGAAGAACAATTCTGTATATATGGACTGGTTACAATAGTACCAGCAGATCCATTTGGATTATATGAGAATGCGGCCGCAGGCGATACGTGGTCTCTGAATGTAATACCTGTTACATAAGAAGCATTCTCAACATAGAACATATCAACCGATGGTTGCGTTGGTCTAATTGTAGTTGTTCTTAGATTATCCCCTACTAATGCAACACGTCTAGGTATTGTTACTGGTTGATTGTGTAGTCTGTAATCTCCGCTTCTTAAGAATACGGTTGTCCACTCTGTGGCCGCAGCCAATGCCACGTGGATATTGGCAAATGCGTTACCCGTTGTTTTGCCATCATTTGCATCGTTACCATTTTGTGCAACGTATAATACGTTAGAATTAAATCTTGAAACTAATGCTCTTAATTCCGCAACAGTTGGTTGAATTGCGGCCTCAACTCTTGCATTTGTGTAATATAAATTACTTGCAGATTCTTGCACATTAGCAGTTGTTAAATCTGTAACATTTGCTTTTGCGTTTAATAAACTAATTACATTAGCATAAACTTTTGCATTTGTAAAATATTGATTAGTGCCTTCTGCAAGATTTGATGTTGTTTGATTTGATAAACTGCTTACAGTACCAGTTACATTACCAACAAGTGAACCATTGACAGTTAAATTGCCAAAGATACCATTATAGGTTACATTTATATTGTTTGCGGTCAGGTAATCTACGCCATAGACGTTACCTGAAACTCTTAACCCTGATTTTACTCTAAAATCTTGCATTACTAATCCTGTTGTATGCCATTATTTTTTTATTTTTCGGTATATGTAGCGCCTGTCAATTTTACCGTAACTTGTATTGCTGGATCTGAAACATTACCATAAATTATAACATTACCAGTATTTATGTCTACCTGGAATGATAATAGATCTAAATTATTATCATTTGACAACATGGCATATTGAGTTATAAAACTACTAGTATCATCATGCATTACTAACAATTCACCTGAATTATATTTACCGGTGTATCCCGCACTTGTACCTTTTGCAGTATACACGTATTTTGCAGTTGAATATGTAGAAGTACTAAATCTTGTTATCTCTACATTTCCAGTTGTTGTAATATTTGCAACTATTGCGTTGGATTGCCCAGCATTAGCTTTAATGAATTTTGTTCCATCCCATACCAATGTATCATTTGGTTGTATATTTGAAATATCAACATCTGCAAACACATTAATGCTCATTTGTGCTACATTGGATAGTACGCGAGCATTAGAATAATAAAGATTATTTAATTCTACAACATTAGCAGTAGTTAAATCTACTACGTTAGCTTTTAATGCTAAATTCGGTGCTATTTGTGCGTTAACTCTTGCATTAGTATAGTAAAGATTGTTTAATTCTACAACATTTGCAGTGGTTAAATCTGTAACATTAGCTTTTAATCTTAAATTGGATTCAACTTGCGCATTAACTCTTGCATTTGTGTAGTAAAGATAATGAGGTCTTTCAATTATAGTAATTGTACCTACCATTGAACCGTGGAATTGGCATATGTAATAATATGTTCCAGGAGCAATACCTGCAGTATCCCAGACTACCGTACCGATTTGCGCGCCATTATTAGTTACACCGGTAGTTACTGCGGATCCTGTGCCAGTTGTTGCAACAGTCTTTATCCAAAACGGATGCCCTGATGCATTAACATTAAATGTTAAAACAGTCCCAGCTTCAGCTGTAATAGCTATATTATTTCCAGAACTGTACCCCGTAAACACATAGGCGCTGGAACCCGAAGCAGTTACACCATATGTTCTGTCTGTTAAAGTAGAAAGACTTTCTATAACATTAGCAGTTGTTAAATCTGTAACATTAGCTTTTAACACTAAATTAGGTGCTACTTGTGCATTTACTCTTGCATTAGTGTAATATAGATTAGTACCTTCTGCTAAATTGCTTGTAGTGAAGTTACTAATTGATAACACAGTATTTGCTACATTAGCAGTACCGGCAACATTAGCTGTACCAGCAACATTTGCAAAATTAGCAACTAATGCAACATTAGCGGTTTCGGCAACATTTGCAAAATTAGCGCTGGTTGCTGGTGGAGTTGCCCCCGCAACAAAAGATGTTCCATTCCAAATTAATATACCAGTGTTTGTAATGCCTGTTATATCAACATCCGCAAACACATTAATGCTCATCTGTGCTACATTGGATAGTACGCGAGCATTAGAATAATATAATGCAGATTGTGATTCAATTACATTTGCGCTGTATAACCCTTGCCAATTTGTAGCAGAAATATTATTTGCACTAATTAAATTAGCACCGATAATAGAACCACCTGTACCTGAACCAATTGTTACGTTGCCCGCACCAACATTACCAGTATAGCTTGGCAACGATGATATTACATTGGAATAAACTCTTGCATTGGTATAATATAAGTTGTTACCTTCAACAAGATTACTGGTTGTAAAATTGCTAATTGATAATACTGTATTTGCTACATTAGCAGTTCCTGAAACATTTGCAAAATTAGCAACCAATGCTATATTAGATATAGCAGCAACTAATGCTACATTAGCAGTTTCTGAAACATTTGCAAAATTCGCGCTGGTTGCTGGTGGAGTTGCCCCCGCAACAAAAGCTGTCCCATTCCAAATTAATATGCCAGTGTTTGCAATGCCAGAAATATCAACATCTGCAAATACGTTAATGCTCATTTGCGCTACGTTAGATAATACGCGAGCATTTGAATAATATAAATTATTGCCTTCTGTTAAATTAGAAGTTGTAAAATTACTTAATGTTAAAACAGTATTTGCAACATTAGCGGTTTCAGCAACATTTGCAAAATTAGTTACCAATGCAACATTAGCGGTTCCAGCAACATTTGCAAAATTAGCTTCAGTTGCTGTCGAAGGGGCCCCTGCAACAAAAGATGTTCCATTCCAAATTAATATGCCATTGTTTCCAATGCCAGAAATATCAACATCTGCAAAAACATTAATACTCATCTGTGCTACATTAGATATAACACGCGCATTAGTATAATATAAGTTATTTAATTCTACAACATTTGCAGTAGTTAAATCTACTACATTGGCTTTTAAAGCTAAATTAGATTCTACTTGAGCATTAACTCTGGCATTGGTGTAATATAAATTGTTTAGCTCTACTACATTTGCAGTAGTTAACTTTGGATCAACATGCGAGTCAACTCTTGCATTTGTATAATATAATTGAGTTCCTTCTACTAAATTAGTAGTACTAAAATTACTAATTGTAGATACAAATCCAGTTACATTACCAACAACATTACCTTCATATGTGGTGGCTACAACATTTGCTAAACGGAATCCAGCATTTGTAGTATCAACAGTGGCTGCGTTAGGATCGCCCGGAAGGTTATCAAAGAACTTAAATTTCTTATCAGTTGCGTCTCTAAATATTCCCGCAAGTTTTTGGGTACCATCGTTATAATGTCCAATTAATCCCAGATCAATAGAATCTGAAGGATTGCCGTAACCCAATTGAATTAATGGATCAGTTATAATTAATGTATTTGCATAAAATCCAACTACATTTCCAACAACATTTAAGTTGCCGGTCAACGTCATATTATTGAATGTTACGTTAGATATTGTATCTACATTTTGGCCGATGCTTATAACGCCGGTTGTATTATCGTAATAAACACCAGTCCCATTTGATAATGTTGATCTTACACGGGCATTGGTATAATATAGGTTGCCATTAGTCTCAAGTACATTAGCCGTATAGAGGTTATTCCATATATTCGACGTAATCGATTTTGTAGTAACATTTGAGTTTGATGCAAGAGCTTGAACTGATAATGCGCCACCTGCACCAGATGTAATCCTTGTAGAACCAAGTGTTATTGAGAACCCAGATAGATATAGATCTTTCCATTTTTTATCTGGCGCGCCTAAATCATGCGCTTCATCTGTATCAGGAACAAGATTTGTATTAATAGATGCAAATCTGTCAGTAACGTTTGCATAAACTCGATCATTAGTATAATATAGATTTGAAGCAGATTCAATTACATTAGCAGTAGTTAAATCAACTACGTTTGCCTTTAACGCTAAATTGGATTCAACTTGAGCATTGACTCTTGCATTCGTGTAGTATAGGTTGTTTAATTCTACTACATTTGCAGTCGTTAATTTTGGATCAACATAAGATTCAACTCTTGCATTCGTGTAGTATAAATTATTTAATTCTACAACATTTGCAGTAGTTAACTTTGGATTAACATAAGATTCAACTCTTGCATTGGTGTAGTATAGGTTGGTTAGTTCAACAATATTTGCAGTAGTTAAATCAACTACGTTTGCTTTTAACGCTAAATTAGATTCAACTTGTGCGTTAACTCTTGCATTGGTATAATATAAGTTTGTACCTTCAGCAAGATTACTTGTTGTAAAATTACTAATTGATAATACTGTATTTGCTACAGTCGCTGTATTAGCATTTGATGCTGAAACAGAAGTTGGAATCCAAGCTGTCCCATTCCAACCCAATGCTTGTCCTGCAGATGGAGGAGTTGTTAATGTATCAACATCTGCAAGAACATTAATACTAGCAAGTGTTAAATTAGAAAATACTCTGGCATTGGTATAGTAAAGATATTGAGGTCTCTCAACTACAGTTATTGTACCTACCATTGAACCATGGATTTGACATATGTAATAATATGTTCCAGGAGCAATACCTGCAGTATCCCAGACTACCGTACCGATTGCAGCACCGTTATTGGTTACACCGGTAGTTACTGCGGATCCTGTGCCAGTTACTGCAGCAGTCTTTATCCAAAACGGGTGACCAGATGCATTAACAGTAAATGTTAAAACAGTGCCAGCTTCAACTGTAATAGCTATATTATTTCCAGAACTGTATCCTGTAAACACATAGGCACTGGAACCAGAAGCAGTTACCCCATATGTTCTATTTGTTAAAGTGGCAAAACTTTCTATAACATTGGCCGTGGTTAAATCTACTACATTGGCTTTTAAAGCTAAATTAGATTCTACTTGTGCATTGACTCTTGCATTGGTATAATATAAATTACCGGCAGTTTCTATAACATTAGCAGTTGTTAAATCTGTAACATTGGCTTTTAATCTTAAATTGGATTCTACTTGCGCATTGACTCTTGCATTTGTGTAATATAAATTACTTGCAGATTCTTGCACATTAGCAGTGGTTAAATCTACTACATTAGCCTTTAATGCTAAATTTCCAGTAATAGCAGAATATACTCTTGCATTGGTAAAGTATAAATTTGTACCTTCTGCTAAATTAGCAGTTGTAAAATTACTTAATGATAATACTGTATTTGCAACATTAGCAGTGATTGAGCTTTGTACAATACCAATAACGGTGTTTGCAATATTAGCAGAGAGTGAGGTTGAAACAACGTTAATAACGGTGTTTGCAATATTAGCATATTCCGCGGAAGGAATATTAACACTGTTTGCTTCCCAAAATGAACCATTCCAGTAAAGAACTTGTCCTATTGCGGGATTATTTGCGTTAACATCCGCAAATACGTTAAGGTTTGCTAAACTTAAATTGGCAAATACTCTTGCATTGGTAAAGTATAAATTTGTACCTTCTGCTAAATTAGCAGTTGTAAAATTACTTAATGATAATACTGTATTTGCAACATTAGCAGTTGCAGCTGTATTAGCAGAATCAATAGTGCCGGAAAAAGAAGTTGCAGAAATTACGTTAGGTATCCACTTTACTCCATTCCAAACTAATGCATACCCAGTTTGAGGGGCAATCGTTACTGTATCAACGTCAACAAGAGCATCAATACTTGCCAATCTTAAATTAGCGTGAACTCTTGCATTTGAATAATAAAAGTTAACCGCGCCCTCGGGTATACTATCCGAATTAGGAATAATATTGCCAAGGTTAATATTGCTTAATGCTAATACGTTAGCTCTAATAGAACCGGTAGTTGCATTATAAATTAAAGTATTATCAGGAACGCTAATGGCTGCTCTTGCTCTAGCATTTGTAAAGTATAATTTTTGACCTTCTGGAATATCATCAGAAGTGCCAGAGAATGAAGTCTGTAATCCTGGATTAGAACCAACTAAAATCCAAGCATTACCAGAATACATTAAGAATGCAGAATCGCCCGCTTTTCTTAATTCAATTGCCAAGTTATTTTGAATGTTACTAGATATTACGAACTGTCCGCCACCCGTAGATACTAAGTTAATAACCTTTAATTGACCGTCTACACCTTTAGGTATATCTAAATAATTTCTACCGCCTTGGTCAATACTAACATTAGCAGGAGTAAATTCAACTGTTGCCCCCGCATTACCAGGATTTCCAGTTCTAACTACACCCGGAGTATATTCTAGACCAAGAGTATTTGTTCCATCAATAGATGTCGAAAGTCCAATTATATTACCAGCATTTGTAGGGTGGCTAACGTCAAAGGTATATGCCGAACCCTTGACAAAATACAATCCATCATTAAACGGTCTTAAACCAGTTGTACCAACCCAACTTTCCGGAGCATGATTTAATGTACCTGTTGCATTTGCACCAAGTGACAAATTGATCTTGCCATTTACATGCTGGACATAAATGGTCTTGAAGAATGGAGTACCATTTGCAAATTGTAAACCTCTACCGGAGGCAGATACGCCCTCAGTATACAAATAGATAGTGGAAGGCAGTACCGAGCCATTTGCAATGGCTGTAGTATCGGCAGATACACCGCCGAATAAATCGGTTCTAGTTGTGGTAATACTGACGGTGCCAATCCCTGTTAAGGATTGGACAGGTCCGCCAAAAAAGATATTACCTGATAATGTAGGATCTGTGATTGAAGAAAAGAGTGTTCCTGCTGAAACATTCTTGCTAGAATCATCTTGTACTAATAAGAATAGGTCGTTCTTATTAACTACATTGGCCGATACCAGATCCGATATTTTTACATCTGCCATTACTGTCCCTGTTAGTTAAAACTTAAAATAATATATTTAGATTTTAGCTATTTGGCAATATAGTGTTATCGTTAGCATCACCTTGCAATACACCTGTGGCATTAGCATTAAAGTTCTTTGAACTTGCTACTAATACTTCAACTTTGTTTCTTGTTGCGCCCTGAGTGGTAGTATATGTTTTATATGAAACCCAACCTGGTTGGCTAAACCCGTTTGCTTTATTACCAGCAACACCAACTTCAGTACGGTCAACACCGTATACGTTGGCCTTATTGGTTGTGTTAGGACCACGACCAGAAGCCATTGTAGTGCCACGCCCATTTGTTGTAATCCATTTTGGATCTTCTTGAATAGCAATATTGGCAGCTGCTACATTTGCGCCACGATATGCGGTATCAAGAATAATTGTAGTATTTGAACTAATAGTTTCAATTCTATAGTCCACGTTTGCAATTACCAATGAATACCCCGCTTGAAAGCCATTCGCAGCAGTAACTGCAGCAGTGCTTGTAACAACTGTTGTGCTACCTAAATTAGCGCGTGCTGTTGCGCCAACTTCTCTTCTATCTAATTTTCCCCATGCTGACATTTTGTGTCTCCTATTTTAATTATTTATAATAGCATTTTAGATGCGTATTACTCTTTATCTTTTTTGGTTGTGCCTGGCATTGATTCCATGCGACGAACCGATCCATGGTGAATATATTTCTTACGTCCACCTTCCTTATCAGTCACAACATACTCAGCATAAGGTTGTCCGTTTTTAGTACTAAACTTATCGTTTGATACTGTGTTGCCCGCCTTGCGGTGAGCAGCTAACTTATCTTCAATTTCCATTCTGGTGAATGATTCAATAATCACATCTTCATAATTTTCTGCATATGCTTCTTCAGCAATAGCTACTATTTCCTGTTGAATAGATTCTTCATCTGTTCTAACAATAGATTGAACTGCTCTTAAGAAGTCACCATATGTAGGATTATCAGTAATTTCGATTGTAAAGTCATTATGCTTAACAATAGTTTCTGAAATTCCTTCTTCAACCGATTCTCTTTTAATACCTGCGGCATTAAGAGCAGCCGCTCTGTCGCCATAAGATTTAATATCAGGTGCAGCTTTTTTAATTGCTTTCTTAACTGTAGGCGATGCGCTGCTTTTGTTAACTTGCTTCATTGTAACAGTTCCAGCATTGCCCATAGTTCCTTCTTTAACTGCTTTTTGTTTTTTGCCTGCGCGAAGCATTTCAAAATCTTTAGCAGTTAATTTATCTTTCTCTGGCTCATGTACATCTAATACTTGTTGATTGGGGTGCAGTTTCTTTTCTTCAATTGATTCTGCATCTGCTTCAGCATGTTCATGCATCTTGCCCTTTTTAACTTTAACTGCTTCTGTTTGTACTTTGCGAACACCGTCAGCAAATTGTACTGTGTACCAAGCAATATTGCCATTCTCATCTGGGTCAGCATGTGCTTCTGAAATGCACTCGCCTTCGCCATACAAATCGTGTTCAACGTGTGTTGCACAGAAGTGAGCAGCATCTACTCTGCCTTCTTTGACAGTTGCAGTAATTTTATCTCTACGATTCTTTAAATAAGTATCGCTTTGATCAATTTTTTTATTGTTGTTGATGTCTGCGTCTTCTTTACCAACTGCATCCATTTTTGCTTCTTGAACTGGAGTTGGGTGTGTAATTTGTCTGATTGATTCAAACAATTCATTTGTAATTCTTGTCATTCTAGGTCCTTTAATGAATTCTATTTATTATTTATGGCTAACCGAAATCATTTCTTTTTGCCAGCTAATCTTGATCGCTCTAAACTTCTAATCTTAGGAATCATTCTTACGACGAGTCCTTTTTGTCCTGCTAAAATATTAGATGCTTGTTTTTCAATTCTGTCTTTTTCAGCAGCAGATAATTGTTTTTTATCTCTGCCTTTTAAAAGTTTTCTAATTACCATTTGTCTTGCAGCAACTTTTGATCTACGATTAATAACATCTGTAGATGATGCTCGTCTTAATTTTAATCTGCGAGCTTGTCCGACTGCCGTTTTTCTGGATTTAAATTTTTGCGATTTTTGCATTCTTGCTGTTGCAGAAAGAGCTTCATCTAATCCATTTTCAAATTCGTCATCTGCATATAGATGCTCGATGTCTTCCCATTGTAGTTCTTCCACAATAGAATCTAATTCTTCTTCCGTTATATCGGTACTTAAAAATTCTTGAAAAGTAATCATTTTAGTGTTGCTTTTAGCATCCAAGCATGTTTCTGATGAGCAGTAATTCTATCTTGCAAGAAATTTGCCAAACCTAATTCTGATGCATTGTCTGCATCTCTATAAGAAAGCATTAATGAAGCAAGTACCATGCTGTTTGTGTCCATTAAACTTTTAATCATTTGTAACGCTGGCATTACAGTTTCTTCTTCAGATACAACTGTAAGGTCTAGAAGTTGTTTTAATGATGTAGGTGTATATGCATCAATTTGTCGAATCTGTTCACCTAGCAAATCTATAGATCCATATACTTCTTCATAGATATCACCTAACAAATCGTGATACTGCGAAAAATCAGGTCCCTCTACATTCCAATGAAATGTATGAGCCTTGAAGTACATTGTAAACACATCTGCCAATGTCTTTTGTAAAGATAATTGCAACGATTCCATATTATTCTGCCTGACTAGCTTTCTTCATCATTTTATATGCGGATGACTTTTGTCCTGCAATCTTTGCCTGTGCTGCATGGACTTCTTGTCTATCAGCATCATGATATGTCTTAAATGCTTGATTAGCGGGATCTTGTATAAAGGATTTAAATGATACCATTCCAACTGGTTTGTCTGGATGACCTTGACCAGCAATGGGTTTATCTATGCCATGAAATACATCTTTGTTGTCTGTAAAGTTGACATCTCTCTCACTTGCTTCTTTGAGTTTCATTTTGTTTTCCTCATCTTTATCTTTTTGACTCTGTCTAATTGAAGATAAAGTCTTTGGTTGTTCTTTAGTAGAAGTATCTATCATTTTAGCACGATGCTTAACGTATTTTACTTTGCCTGTTATTGGATCTTTGCTTGGAACATATTCAAAATCTGCAGACGCAACATCTTCTTCTACTCCCCTTGCACCAATAACTGTTACTGTTGAGCCTGGATCATTTGCATATGTGCCATCTCTATGCATATTAAGGTCGGACATGGTTTTCAAATGTGTTTGCATATACAGTAAATCCTTATCTGCAACACCTAATACATTCATTGTATCGTGTGCAATAGCAAACTTCATATTAAAGTCATGAATCATTTGATCATCCGCAAAGCCTTTGGCTTTTGCTTCCTTTTCAATTTCAAGATATTGATCTGTTGCCATAATTGCTTGCAGAACATATTTCTTTGGAAGTTGGACTCTGGTAATTAATTCTTTTAATTGAGCAGATGCACCTGGGCACGTATGAAGAAATGATGTGGTATAACCATCGAATGTAAGTTCCATTCTACTGTTGCTCATCTCAGCCAATTGTTCTTTGGATAGGAACAATGCAGGAATTTGTTTTCCTTCAACATAAGCAGGCTTATATGCGCCGTTGTATTTAATTTTTTCTTTTTCCTGAGGTCCGTCAGAAAATTTCTTGAAGTTTTGTAACTTCGAAGTCTTAGATAATTTGGGGCGTAGATCAACGTGTAGTCCTGTGCCTGCTTTTTCGCCAAATATTTCTTGTATATCTTTTAGCCAGTGTTTAGATGTATCGCCGCTTTTTTGTTGTATCGTAACGTATGAAGATCCTCTGTATACGATCTCGCCCCGTGTTCCGTTAGTTGATTCAACTATATCGCCTAATTTAAAAATCTCGCCTGCTATGTAAGACTCTCTTACTGGCACGCACATTCCTTTATCTTTGCTGAATACTTCACCAACGGGACAAACAATCTTCATTTCAGGAGTCATACCGATGGCATGGTCTGTGCCTTCTGGTGTGCCCCAATCAAATCTATTTGGATTTTCGTAATCTTCTTTAACCGCTTTGATGTGGTTGACAATTTCCTCCGCATGAGGATGTAATGCCTTAGGAAGACCAGATTTAAATTGCTTCATTTCGCCTGCTCTGGCATGAGCACGCATCTTAGTTCCGGACATTCCCTCTACGCCTTCTGCGTCAGGGTCTCTTTGTCCTGCAGAAACTACTTTAATTGATTTAAAATTGTAGTGGCCGTGTTTACCGGCAACATTATTATACTTGTTTAATGTCTTGTGATACTCATCCACACGATCAGAACCAGCAACCATAACCAAATGTTTATATCCTTGACTATGTATTTTAGATGCAGCGTGAAGGAAAGTAGGAGATTCTTTAGAAGCACCTGATACTTTGGTGCCTTCTGGTGCCACGTGTTTTAGATATCCTACCTTGGCCTTGGCGGGAACAGGATCTTTTGATGTACCTTCAGAATGAGATGCAACAATATGTGCAGTAGCATTGTGCTCATCCGCAACAGATTTGACTTTATTAATGAGTTTTTCGTGTCCAACGGTAGGCGGATTGAATCGCCCAAAGGCAAAAGCTGCTGTTTTTTCAGGCGCTTCTGTGATGAATTGTTTAAAGTCCATGTGGTCCATTAGAATATAGTTGATACTTATTATTTATAAAATAAGGATGTTTGGTTTATAGGAGGTATCGGATAAGGATGTTTTGGTTTAGGGGGATTTTTTTTAGGTTTGTGTTTGAACCAGCTCATGTTGCCTCCGTTTTATCCAAAGTTAACCAAAAGTTATAGACAATCTATTGACATGATGTTATTATATGCTATGAGGCTCAGTGATAAGAAGCATTAACAATTCCACTTTCTCAGTGCTTTGTTGATTCTTGAATCAGGGTCTCTAGCAGTCTCTGCAGATGTCAATCGCTTCTTCATTCCACCCATACGAGCACAAAAAGATTTTCTTCTATTAGCTGCTTTGCTTCCTGGCTTTAATTTAGATGGTTTAGTAGTTACGGCCATTTGTAACTTTGAACCGGGATTTTCTCTACGATATGAAGCAACACCCTTAGCATTTAATCCGCCTTCAGGATTCTTACCCTCTTTGCGTTGCCAAGCAGCGACTTCAAATAGGTCTTCATCTGAAATATCTTTAAGGTCTTCCCAAATCACATCCGAATCAACATTGTTTTCTTTTGCAATATCTTCGATCACATCTTCAATTAGATCAAACAGTTCTTCGGCTTCTTCAACTTTAACGCAATCATCTTTGCCGTTTGTTGTACCACTGTAACGATATCCATCCCAGCATGCTTTACCGTCGGCACCCTTGGCTTTGTCTTTTTTGGCTTCTGCCACGGTTTCTGACGCATTTTTAAAGTCTTGTTTGGATGGCGCGCCATCACTTCCAGGTGCACGCATACGTTCTCCGGATCCAGATTTGATTCGTTTGCGTTTTGCGTGAATGTTATCCCATAACCCGGGACGATTGCCTTCGTCAATGGATTGAATTTCTTCTATTAGTTGTTTAAATGTTTTCATTTTAATTTACTTTGTAGCTACATTAATTGCAGGACCTTTGCGTTCTGCATTAGGATCTTCTCTGCGTTTTCTTGCGGCGGCTTTGGCGCGCCCTTCTTTTCCCAAACTATGCGCTTGACTTTGCGGTAAACATTTTGGTTTACCTTCAGTATCATCTTCTCTCGCACAATCTCCTCGTATTTTACCATCAGGTCCAAAACGAACCCATTTGTCTTTAAACCATTTGTTTAAATTTTCATCTACTTGTACGGTAGTATCTGCGATTGTATCTTCATTTTTACTAGAATTTCCCCAATTTGCCGCACCAACTTTGCGGCATTTAACTAACGCTCCGCTAGCATATGCCGAAGGCCAAACGCTATAGCGGCTTTTGACTTTATAATAGCAAGCATCTTTATTTTCATAAAGCAATTCTTCTCTTACTTGTTTAAATGTTTTCATCTTGGTCTCGCTGCAAAATTGGCTGCACTAAATTCTTCTCTATCTACTAGCTTTGTTGGTCTGTTGTTTAATACTGCAACATGACCTTCGGGTTTAACTTTTTTACCATCAATGCTATGATGGAATTTATAATCCGCATTTGACATTGTTTGTACTAAAACATTTTTTGCATTTTGCAAATGTTTATGTATATCCAACGTCTTTTTAAATGAATCTTTATTGGTATCAATATGATCCAACTTTTCATTCATATCCGCAGCTTTGTTTTGTTTGGCTTTATCGGTTTTAACTTTATCAATGCCTTTTTGCAGAGAACTTTGTAGATGTTTCTTATAGCCTTCTACCGATGGCTTTGAGGTGTCTCTCACAGTTGAATTAATATAAGTCTTTAATGATTCATCGTGACCTTCGAGATGATCGTAATTGGGTAAATCATTGTGTGCTTCAACGGCCTTGGCCATGTGAGAATGATATTCTTGTTGAGCATCTGGGGTATAATGTGCAGTCTTAGGATCAAATTTGGTATCAATTACATGAACATCTGGATGTGAATTAAATTTAGAAGTGTCAGTATTATATTCTGCCTTCATGTTCTCAAGTGTATCTCCGCGATATGCTGTGTGAACTGCTACACCAAATTTTGCATCTTTGATCTTTTGGCCTTCTTCACTGCCCTTTTTAGCAGAGTATGTAATTGTGTTAGGCTTAAAATGATAGGATCCGCCAGAATCGGATACATCTTTATCCGACTTATTATACATTACGTCACCTTGAAACACCCCTTCGTTAGGTGTTACTTTAGGCAAGTGGTATAGCGCTGCTTTTAATTTGGCAACAAGTCCAGGTGAATGACCGTGGTTCTTTTCAATATCAGATTCTGTAAAATTTAATTTGGGATTCTTGTTGAATGCAGATTTAGATGCAACAAAGAATCTAGGAAACTCCGGGTGAGTGCCAAACACAATACTAGGCGAGCCATCATACTTTGTGGATAAAGATACCTTTGATCTTTTGCCTAACAAAGCATTGTGTGTTTCGTTTAAAGTATTGAATACGTGCTTAAAGCCTTCTTCCCCTGCATTAATAGGGTGATCTTCTGCGTGTTCGAGGTGTGTTAACTTTTCCTCGTTCGCAGACTCAACTAAGTATGTGCTAAATGATAACATTAGAAACCACTCGCAGGTGTAAAATTATACATTTGGCTCGAATATGCCCCATGCGAATTTGGTTTTGTTGCTATTCGAACTAGCATCGTAGGCTTACCGTCTTTTTCAACCCTATGTATGGACACGGCTGATCCAGATCGATGTATTACAAATCTTGTATCTTTATGTTTTAATATAGCACCCAGTGGCGACTCACTGCCATGTTTAACTACTGCATGGATTTTCTTAAGGTCTTTTCCGTGTCCGGTTGCTTTGATCCAAGTCATACCTTTATCTGATACTAAATTATTATGCAACCATTGTCCTATATGTTGATGGCCCTTTGCCCCCTTTGACATAAGGTGTTCTAATTGTTTTTGTAATTCACGCGCAGTTTCCTCATTATTTTCTTTAAAATCTACATTCATTTTTTTGCCAAGTGCATTAACTACCGGTTTGCCTGTTTTAGGATCCGGATCGGTAACTCTAGCGTGTATAGAATCACCTGTTTTAGATCTAGCTGGCAAATGATCCATTTTAAATTTTTTAAGTATTTTTTCTTTACCTGCTTTGGCAATTTCGTTTGCTTCAGATTTTCGTGTTGCCGGCCCACCTGATAAAAATTCATCTTGTCCGGCAACTCCGGGATTTTTTGCTGTAATATTACCAGAAGTTTTACCGGTAGACTTTGCGGACACTCCTAAATAAGACTGTTCTACGTCTGAATGTGTTAACTCTAAAGTTACATCTGATGGATTTTCTTGACCATCGGTATGAACGCCTTTTGTAAATCTACCAATATCCCCATCTTTGGATGTTCTACCCACACGAGTTATTGTTGCTCCAGGATGATGTTCTTCCACATGCTTAATTACGGCAGCTGCCATTGCTTTACCGTGAGCTGCTCTTATTGCTACTTGATTTTGATCTTGGCCTTTAGTAATTTTATTTAATTCATCATCATGCTGTTTTAATTCTGTTTTATGTTCTTTCGAACCAAATGTTCCTGTTTGGGAATGTCTATGATTTACTAATTCTTTATATAAATGAATCTCAGCAATTTTTCCTGCAGGATCATTATCTAGTTTAGTTGGAGGTTCTCCGCTACTAGGAGTCACCGTCTGCATTTTTTCTTGAATGAATTCTACAGATTCATTCAGCTTATCTTGTTGAACTTCTTTTCCTGCATGCATTAATTCTTCTTTACTTAAATTAGAAGTATGCGGAAAGGCAACAATCTTTGTGATTGCGTCTAAACTTTTATTGTGAAATATTGCGGTTTTGTGTTCCCCGTTTCGAAAAATATGAACGTCTACATCATGTCCATCATCTGTGGAATAACTATGATACGGGGTTAGATTTGAGAAATCATGAGATTCGATAAGCGCACTATACGCCTTGAATGTGATTAATTCTTGCATTTTGAGTCCATTGAAACGAATTATACTTATATTTATATAAATTAAAGTTGCGGAACTCGTAGGAAACCGGCGATTACTGCCGGCTTTAGTATAATTAGATGTTAGTATTCCATGCTTTAATTACAGGATGCAGTACATCATCAGTATAATCCATCTTCATTGTGTTAACAATCGCCAGAATAATCTGAATATTGCCTTTGACATAACCCTTTTTAGAGTTAATACGATCTACGCTAGGACGGAATGGGTTTCGATTGCCCTTTGTGCCCAGTTCCATACTAAAAGGAAGTTTGGTGATAGCACATTTACCTTCGCATGCGTCGAACTTGCTCTGAATATATTGCGGAGTAAGATTAAACGACATCTTACGACCTTTTTTCTCATGAGCAGCAACTCTATTCTTAAGAGCAACGTATTCAGTAATACCGAATTTTTCAGGCGATGCTTTCTTTGCTCTATTCGCAATACGAGTTTTGACTCTAATTGCTGCTTTTTGCTCAGGAGTCAAGCTCTCTTTTTTCTTTTGATAATCCCATTTACCAAATGCTGTAGCAATGGCATCCTCATCTGCAGTAAGTGGTCTGGCATCTAAACGTCTGATCTGATGTAGACGTTTTGCTTCTTTGCGAACTTTGGGATCTTCAAAATTATACATAACCATCCACATTACTTGCGTGATTAGGTTGATTGGAATTGCCGTAATCTACTTTATGAATTAGTTTTTCTGCAATATGTCCGTTCATGCTGTCTTTTGCAATTTGATAAAATTCTTTAGTAGTAATTTCTCGGGTTGATACAATGGTCTCGCCTAAACATTTTTGGTCTAGTTCTTGAGCTTCTTGCATAACTACTGTGTCTTCAGCGTGTTCTGCTGACTCACACTCAATAGCATAGTAATGACGAAATGTAGTAATAGTTTCAACGATGAATAGTGGCATGATATACTTTAAAATTTATTCCGCTTACGCCATGCGGAAACACTTTATCGAATGTGGCTCGAATGGTAGAAGTGTTCGACTCGAGTTAATTAAGCACGAGTGAAAGCATCGCTACCCATAGTAGCATAAGCTGCTGCTACCATTGTGCGGGATGGGGTACCCAAGCGATATGCTGTTTTACCATTCTTAGTAGAATTGGTATAGATTGCGTGACCTTCAGAACGAAGCTCACTGATACGAGGACGAACGCTGCCCTCAGTTGTGCCAGTCAAACCTGCCAATTGGGCGGGTGTGAATTGACGACCAGACAAAAGAACTTTCAATACACGGTCTTTAACCATATAATATCTCCATTAAATAAACAGTCGCTTCAAAATATATCAGTAACGGCGACTTTTCATTACTGTATATAACTATTATACAGCATTTAGCTGTATCTGTCAAGCACTTAGTTAGCCTTTTTGTGGCTTCTTGACCTTGTTCAAATATTCTCTACCAATAAAACCCTGCTCAACTTCATTCAAAGCAGTTACAATTGGCTTATGATGTTTTGCATCAATTTTTGGTGCATATCCTTTGCGCAATTCTCTGGCGCGAGCTGATGCAATTAGCACCAGATCATACCGATTACCTACCATGTTAACTGCATCTTCTGATGTGATTTGATTTGACATTATGCTACCTTTACGATTTCTTTTAAACGATCTGCACAGTATGTTGCCGCGAATGCTTTTGGTTTAACAAAAGGAACCACATTACACATACCCTTAATATACCCAATGGCTTCACCTACAACGCAAGAAGAGCCAAACATTTCATCTGGGTTAATATCTAAATGAACTTCAATTGGTCTATCATCAATTAGTTTTTCCAATTCAAGATATAAATTTGCAATTTTGATTACTTCATTCATCAAACGCATACGAGGTTTGTTTTTACGTTGGTCATAATCTTTTTCGGTTTGAACTTCTCCAAAAATTTTACAACCATGTTTACCATCAATATGAACTACAATTGCCAAAGTATAATCGGCAAACCACATATCATTTTTACGGAAACGTTCTGAATCGCAACCAATATAAATTTTTGTATCTGGACCTTGAGCATCAATATACTCTTTAATTTTTACGAAATCGAATTTCATTTTTATTCCTGGAGCGGGGTAGGAGAATCGAACTCCTCGCTTTAGCTTGGAAGGCTAAGGTATTACCACTATACGAACCCCGCATTTACAATATTACTTCATTTGTCTTGCGCATATCTGCACAAGTATACTCCTGATAACTTGCCTTTAAAATTTCTGGCATCGGAATAATTTCAATCTCCGCATGATATTCTTCTGCAACCATATCCGCAACATCATAAAAACTCATAGTTTTACCTGTGCCCATATTAAAGATTCCAGATCTACTTGATTCTAAAAACTTTAAATGATAATCCACAATAGATTTCACATGAACAAAATCTCTACGATAATTTTCACTATTCTCAAATAATTTAATCTTACCTGTTTCTATGGCTTGTTTCTTAAACTGAGCAAATGGGCTTGCCTGATTGCCTTTATGTTCTTCACCTTCCCAAGCCCATACATTAAAATATCTAAATCCTTGCACAATGGGACTATCATGATGATGTTGTTTTACATATCTTTCAAACAAATACTTTGACCAAGCATAAGGCGTTCTTGGATCCAACGGAGAATTTTCGCAAAACTCTTTATTCAATCCATACACACTTGCAGAACTAGAATACTGTAAATTAACTCCGAATGTTTTACACTCATCGTATAAATCCATGGAGAATTCGTAATTTTGTCTTAGTACTTTATCAATATCTTTTTCGGTTGTTGAACTAATAGCACCAGCATGAATAACCCATTCAAAATCCATAACACCTGGTCTCGGACCATCATCATATTCATACGTTGCAACATCATCACCTCGATCGCGCAAGGCCGTCAATAGTCTAGAACCAATAAATCCTCTATGACCTGTTAGCAATATTTTCATTGTAATATACCTCGCTGTTTACCGCTTTATCATCGATCCAAATATCGTATGCGGGTTTACCTAATTTTAATGTTGTATACTTAACTTGCCAGTTGGCAAATTGTTGTCTTGTAAGAGTTGTCCAATCAATACCAGAGTTACCACCTCTTGCTGTCCAATAATGAATCTCATTTCCCGCATCAAACAGTTTATTAAAATGTGCAATTCGATCCGCAAAAGGTTGAGCACTATGATAATCACCTACAGTATTACTACAAATTGTGCCATCAATATCTACAAGGTATTTCATGTCTGACTATCTCCAGGTGCAACTCTATAATTATCTTCTACCGAATCAGGTGTACTAACTTCAATGATAGTACCTTCTTCCTGACAAACCAATTGATGCGGTAAACATGGAGGATTGTGCCAAGTATCGCCCGATTTAAGATACTTAATTTGTTCTTTGGCTGTTTTGGTATCAATCCATTTGACAAAGAATAACCCGTCAAGTACATACCATGATTCATCTTTTTCAGAATGAAAGTGCATACTAAATTTTGCACCAGAGTTGAACTTCATCAACTTGCCGCAATATTTATCGTTAGTAGCCCAGATTAATTCGTGACCCCAACCTTTTTTAACAAAACCCTCAAGCCTCATTTTATTTCCTTTAGTGTAGGTGCATAATTGCCAACATGCTGTACTGTAATTGACGATGCTTTATTTGCAAATCTGATTGCATCTTCAATACTATTCGTCACCAGATATTGATAAGCTAAGGCGGCTAAGAATGTATCACCTGCCCCACACGCATCAAGAACATCAACTTTTTTGGTTGCGTAATTTGTGTTGACATACTCACTCCGTAACATTGCACCATTGGCACCCAACGTCACAATCATATCCCATGCATACGACTCAGCCGCTTCAAATTCTTTTTCGTTGATTTTAACGTAAGCACCATTAAACGCTTCTAAGTTTCTTTTCTTCGTATCGATAAAAACTGGCCCATTAAAATTGTGAATCAGATTTTGAATGTGTTCGTAAGTTAAAAAGCCTTTATTGTAATCAGACACAACAACAGCATCATAACCTTCCGTATCTACAATTCCATCCCATGGCTCTATCTTTGGCTCATCATCTATTCTAACAATTTGATATCCAGATTTTTCGTCTATGATTCTAGTCTTTGTGATCCTAGGTTCACCATTAATGCCAGCAGACGGATTTGAAATTATGGTTGTGTTACACCCAAGTTTATGCAGATTGCTATGGACATTTCGTGCCATACCAAGTCTGGTTTCTTTTCGTGTTAGTTTGATTATGGGAATTGGGGCTTCTGGACTCAATCTATCGATTGTTCCATATTGATAAACATCTATGCAAGAATCACCGAGCAATAATATTTTGAATTGTTTTTGTTGTTGAATATCCATTTACCAAATCCACAAATCTAATCTCTTTACAATATTGACTTCCCACAATAGGCTTATCTTTATAATCACTACCCTTAACCATTATAGGGGAATACTGTTTACAAAGCATTTCTAATTCTTTAGCTGAATCAAATATATGAACAGCACTAACTGCTCTTAAATTTTGTAACAGATGTTTTCTATCATCTTGATTATTAATAGGTCTACTATTGCCTTTTAATTCTTTAACTCGTCTATCCGAATCAATACAGACTATAAGTTGTTGACCACAACCTCTGGCATAATTAAGTAATTCGATATGTCCTCTATGGACAATATCAAAGGTGCCGTTGACAAGAATATTAATCATATAAAATGGTGCGCTCGGAGGGACTCGAACCCGCGACCAAGGGATTATGAGTCCCCTGCTCTAACCAACTGAGCTACAAGCGCGTTGTTTCTATTAAAAATGGTACCTGAGACCGGAATCGAACCGGTACACCTTGCGGCGAGAGATTTTAAGTCTCTTGTGTCTACCTATTTCACCACTCAGGCGTTTGGTTATCCTCGGTAGTCTACATCTATTTCCGACCAAGTACGCAGCTTATCGAATTTTCTTTGTTTAAACTGAATTACATTATTATAAGAAATAACTTTGTGCGAATCTAACAATTCAATCATTGCGAGAACATCGCCCAATTCTTCTTCAAGATGGTTTGTATTTGTTTTGCTTGGGGTATTTGGATGTGTATCAAACAATCCGAATCGAAATACTTTCGATGTTGCTTGAATTACTTCTGCGCATTCTTCTTGTAAAATCTGAAGAATGGCTGCTTGATCTTTGTTAAGTTCATTCATATTGTCACCTTAAAAATATATTATAACAGAATACGTGTTATATGTCAAGCATATTCGTAATTTACGGTATCCAAATTCTTTCTAAATTCTGTCGCACCGTTTTTCAAATGGAATCGTTTGGCCATTTCAGTAGGTGGGCTTAGTGTAACAAATCTTTTTATACTTGGACGAGTACTTGTTATATGGTCTCTGGCTTTAAAGATAAGTTCGCGACCTGCACCCGGAGTATAACTCCATATGGTGTAGAATATAACGGTATCTGGTTCAGCGGGTTTGAAGAAAAGTTCCTCGCAGGTTGTCGGGATGCTGTCCATATAGGCAACACATACTACTGCTTGCGGTTTTTCATCTTTGAGGAGTATGAGAACTTCCCTATTTTCGGTGATTCGAAAAGCGACGGGAATCTCAGGGCGGACAGGGTCGTCTTCGATTACTCGAAGAATCGGATCATCTAAATTTTGTGGTTTATATATCATAACTAAGTCCCGGTGTCAATTATATTTATACCGGCCATATAGGGTTATTTAACTTTTTCAAACTTTATTTTTGCCGATAAATATAAAAACTATTTTATCTATTATGAATCCATACGAAGAACTTGGCGTTTCAAAAAATGCATCTACCGAAGACATAAGACAACGGTATAGGACGCTTGCGCAATTCCATCATCCTGACAAAGGAGGAGATGAGGAAGTATTCAAACGCATAAAACTTGCATATGAAATTCTAAGCGATTTTATTCGTAGAAAAGAATATGATAAAACAGGAAATATTTTAGAATCTCGTGGCACCAGAGGTGAAGCGCTTGAACGTATTGCTCAAATGCTATTTAGTATTGTTCCAAACTTTAATCCAGAACATGATAATTTAATTGTACTAATGACTAACGAAGTCATAGCTGTCAAAAATGGGGTGATGCAAAATATAGATAGTTGCAATAATCATTTGCAAAAACTCAGTAGGGTTATTGAACGTCTTTCTATTAAGACTGCGGATGAGAATATCATATTGCAGTTCCTAGAAAAGCATGTGGAAATTCGCAAACAAGAGAATCTAGAATTAAAAAGAAGACTAGAAGTCTGCGATGTTGTTATCGAAATACTAAAAGATTACGAATACGGGCTAATTAGCTTGCCCGATATGTAATGGCGGAGAGTGTGGGAATCGAACCCACTCACCGGTATAAGCCGATGACAGATTAGCAATCTGCTGCATTACCATCCTGCCCACTCTCCTATATGGCGGAAACGGTGAGATTCGAACTCACGGATCCTTTCGAATCGCTAGTTTTCAAGACTAGAGCCATAGACCACTCGACCACATTTCCTAAATTCTTTTTTCTTCTACTTGTCGTAACGAATCTTTTCGGATTAGAAATTTTCTGCTATTCTCGATACGCCTAACGTGCAAATACTCTACTCCATCAATCAATTGTACATTCTTTAAATTGTCACAATAAAACTTTTCAGTCTTATTGAATTGATTTTCAAATATAACTACTTTCATATTTGCTCCTTTAAATGGCCGGACCGGAGAGATTCGAACTCCCAACCTCAAGTTTCGAAGACTTGCTTTCTATCCAATTGAATTACGGTCCGTTTGGCAGAGGGTACAAGAATCGAACTTGTGATCTCGGAATCAAAATCCGATGTTATGCCATTTAACTAACCCCCAATATTATTCTTCTTCAATAACAGCAAGAACATCTTCTTCATTAATAATGCCTAAGAATTCTTCACCATTTTTGAATGGTTTTACTTTGCTCCATGACAAGTAAATTTTATCGCCTGCTTTTACTTCTTGAACATCTGGCCCTACAGAAACAACAATACTAATTCTAGTATCATTAGATGCAAGTGCACCTTGTAGGATAATGCCACTTTCAGTTTCTTCAGGAAGTTTTTCTTCGCGAATAACAATACGATCATGCAATGGAATAAAGTTCATAATTTTCTTTCTAAAAAATAAAGTGGTCCGGCGACCAGGAATCGAACCTGGATTGATAGCTTAGAAGGCTACTGTTCTATCCATTGAACTACCGCCAGATGTTTTGGTGCCGACTATCGGATTCGAACTGATGACCTATCGCTTACAAGGCGATTGCACTACCACTGTGCTAAGTCGGCAAAATTTATTATAACATACTAGACATCATATGTCAAGCATTATTTGGCATCCCCCAAGAGACTCGAACTCTTACTAACGGTTTTGGAGACCGTGGTGCTGCCATTACACTAGGGAGAAATAATTTGGTACGCGGTGACGGGTTCGAACCGCCGACATTCTGCGTGTAAGGCAGACGCTCTACCAACTGAGCTAACCGCGCA